ATTGTGAAAAAATCGTGGAGGAGTTGAGTAAGTGCGTAAAAGAAAACAGCAATTCACCTCAGTGTAAAGAACTCACTGAAACGTTTGAAAAGGTTTGTGTACAAAAAGCAGATCAAGACGCTATTCAAACTGAATTGGTAAAGCTATATTTAGACCAATAAACAGGTAACCGCAACCATATTCAAAGAAGATATAGTAAAAAATACATCGATTATATTTCATTTACATAAAATGAAATATATACTTTATAAAAATATACATAATATACGGATTATAATGTTAACATTTAAAACCAATCCACCAAGTTATTCTTGAATTCGTTTCAATGACTTTATCGTCGGCGTCTTTAACTACAAACCTGTCCAGACAGGTGAGTATTTCAAACTGTTCTTTAGTATGGTTGTTTCTATTATTCATGAAAGATGTATTTGTTTTATGATGATCAAAATAATTTTTGAATTTCCAATAACCCTTCTTTGGATCTTCATCTGTTTTTTTATAACATCTAAGATCATTTAATTCAGAAGTCCATTTGAATTTTTTAAGTGGATTATGCTTATTTGGATCATCCAACGTACAATCAATATGTGGACTTTCACAGCAATGTTGAATGCAATCTTTCAAAATACGTTTATCTTCTCGAGATCTTTGTGTTTTACTTAATATATCTATAATCGTATTTACTTCCGGTATAGAGGTATCCACTATATCTGGAAAAGATATTTTCACAGGCGTTGCGACAGTTCCACCCGAATCGGTAAGTGGTATTATTTGATTACCATAATTAATTACTTCATCAACTCTGTCGTGGTGACTATCAATTCGGGCATCATTTTCCTTTTCATATGCAAGTGCATTATCGATGAAACTTTTGTGACCGATCAGATATTTATCACAAGGTGTCCAGTTTGGGTCATTTTCTATAAATTTGGTTGTCATGAAGTTTGATCGACACGCTTCCTGATAGTCTTCTTCTGCATTTGTCGAAATGAGACGTGTATTACTTCGTATAGTACCATACTCAAAGTTTACATAAGTCAATGATTCTCCAGTCGGATTGTAATTTCCTATGATAATGACTGGTCGCTGGATATTGATATCGTTTTCTGTTAACCATTTGAATAATTTCGCAAGTTTCTGATTAAATTCTCCACCTCCCATAACATCCGAAACCTCAATATCCTCAAATTCGGGAGTCATTAAGTGATATTTTGAACCTTCGTTTCCATGAATAGCTAATACAATTGGGGAGTAATCCATTTCAATAGCCTCTGATGCTAGATAATGAGTAACTAATCTTCGACAGGGCGTAGATATAATATGCAGATTAAGTATATTATGTTGGTAAAATTCCGAACCAATTATATCATTCATTCGCAATAAATTGAGACCGTTATTCACAGCTTCCTTTTCACGTTGTTGCTCCATAAACCAACAAAACTCGAATTGTCGTTTCGTGTCCATAATTTCCTGGCTAGTTTCACCATAAACAGACTTAAATAATTCCTCCGATACCTCTTGGACATCATATTCTCTCCACTTACTTGATGTTTTCAAAGTTTCAAATGTATGTGGTATCGCATCGCCACAAGAAGAGTATTTAGGGTCAGTAGACCTGGTATTATCGTATTCGGTATAATTTTTTGCGAATTTTTCGATATTCATCCAAATAGGACTTTCGTTCCACGTAAGTGTATTATTAGTCGCAGAAACCGGCATATAACTAATAACATTTGGTTGGATCACAATTTGTTCAACAACATCTCGGAATGGAGGTATTCCATCTTGCGAATTATGTGCTTCATCGTGAATGATTCTCAATTTAGTAGAGGAATCCCGTAGTCTTTGAAAATCGAGAGATAACTGATAAATATCATAAAGTCGGGTTTTATTGCTACAAACGAAAATAATTTTGAATGTATTACTGGGATTCTTTAAATATCCCCACGCTACATCAATATTTTTACAATGTGTAGCCCTACCACCCAATGTATTTTTCTTTGAAGAGATAATCATAACATATTCTCGCATATTCGCATTCTCAAATCGGAGAGATAACTCAGATAAAAGACGCTCTAACCATTGCTCGCCCGCCTCTAATGTATTCTTCGAAATACACAACGATATGGTATTTGGTTCAGACATTCCAGTTATGATTTCCTTGTTACAATATCCAGTTTTCAATGCCTGTGCGTGTTTATAAAGTCCAGTTATTTTGCTACACGCATAACGATAGAATGTATTTCTATCGTCTATCTCAATATCCGTATTATGATTAAAGAATTCGTGAACATGCGGAAGATGAATGTTTGGATTTGATGATTTTTTGATACCTTTACGTCTAAGATGCGGGTACTTGTCTTTTAAACACCGAAGCTTCGATTTGTCTTGTGGGTCTTTTATATACTGTTTGAATTCCTCACTCACTTTATTTATCCATAGATCCAGTTTCTTACCTATTCCTATGATAATTTGGTTCTTTCGTTCCTCTTGTTCCTCTTCATCAAGCTCGTTTTCAGGTAGAAATTCTTCTTCGACGATTGGATGATTTTGTTCTTCTTCATACATTGTTATATTATCTTGTACAGAAATCTTTAAGTTATTTGTACAGAGATTCTTTAATGGACCTTTCAATTTTATATAAAACCGAGGATGAAATCATAACAAAAACGAAGTTATAATCGCAGAATTAGAAAAAATATTTTTAGAATAAATATATTTGAATTTATATTATATTTAAATATATAAATCATATGAAACGTATTTATTGCGATGGTGTGTTTGATTTATTTCATTCGGGACACTTAAAACATTTACGACATATCCGAGAACATTTTTCCGAACCCATTTTTTTACTTGTAGGTGTAATTTCCGATAAACAATCCACTGAATATAAACGACGGCCGATTGTGGATGAAACTCGCAGATTAAATACAATAATGTCTTGTATATATGTTGACGATGGGATTATAACAAATCAATTAATAATGACCGAGGAATTTATAAAACAATATAATATCGATTATATTGTACACGCTCTTACGTCAGACGATCGTGAAAAACAGCGTTCATTTTTTGAAATACCTATTAAATTAGGAAAATTTATTGAATTGGATTACAATAACGGAATATCAACAACCGAACTAATAAACGCCATTCAAACAAATAATAACATACTCGTTTCGAAACGCCATAACGACTGTTTTGGTATATTACAACAAAGAATGCTAATAAAATCAACACATACTGTCGGTGAATTTGGATATACCGATGATGCTATATCTTCGCATATTAAGAATTATTATTGCATAGATAATAATTTAAACCAAACCGTAGATTTTGTTCATTTGTATATTTCACCTGAGGAAAAGATGTTTCAAAATAACTTTTTTGACTATATAATTGTTAACAATCTCGATAAATTTATAAACATTGAAGAATTACTCGATGAATATAAACGTATAACCAAATGCGGTATATATATCACAAATATTTGTAAAATAAACGAAGACGTCTTTTTTCATAAAGGATTTACAATAGTAAAAGATGATTGTTTATATACTCAAGGGTTTGATGCGTATATTCGATATGATAATTAATTTTAAAATACTATAATAAAAAATAATAGTATAGTATTATGGTTTTAATTGTTTTAAGACACGGCAAATCCGTTTGGAACCAAGAAAACCGCTTTACCGGTTTTGAAGATGTTAAATTATGCGATCAAGGGAAATACGAGGCTAAATATGCGAGTGAATTGTTAAAAAATATTCATTTTGATTTCATTTTTTCAAGTGATCTATTTAGAACCATCGAGACTGCTCAAGTAATTGCGAAGGATCAAAAATATAAACAACCAATATCACAAATAATAGATTTTAAAGAACGTGATTATGGAGATTTAACCGGAAAAAACAAAACCGATTTAATCGCCGAATATGGTGAAAATCAGGTGAAGATATGGCGTCGTTCCTATTATACCGGTCCGCCTAATGGTGAAAATTTAGATGATGTAGTGAATCGTGTTGCTAGGGGCTATACCGCTAATAATATTCATAAATTATTACAAGCCAATAAAAATGTATTAATTGTCGCACATGGTAATAGTTTACGTGCATTGTTTGTATTTCTTGGACTAAAAACGATAGATGAGATAGAAGAATTTGAAATAAACACTGGTATACCTATAAAAATTGACGTTGATAATAAGGATTACTCTTATGTAAACGAATACCAAATTTTTGGTCATCAAATTATAGACAGTCGTGGAAATCCGACGATTGAAATCCAATGTTGTAAATCGGATAGCAATAAAACTTTAGGGAAAGGTTCTAGTCCAAGTGGAGCGTCTTGTGGTTCTACAGAAGTATGCGAATTACGTGACGGAGATAAGAGCATGTTTCACGCTAAATCGGTATATACGGCTGTCGACAAAATTTCAGAATTAAACAAAAAAATGATTTTGAATAAAAATACAATAGCAGACTTGATAAATTGCGATAAACAATTTAATAATTTAGACGGTACCGAAATGAAAACGAATTTTGGCGGGAACACAAGTACCGCATTGAGTTTTTGTATGTTAAATACGGCGGCAAATTTATTGGATATGGAAATGTATCAATATATGGCTCAATGTTATGGTTTTAAAAATCCGACTACTCAATTACCAATTCCTTTGGTGAATATTATTAATGGTGGAAAACACGGGGTCACCGAAGATTTAAAAATCCAGGAGTTTATGATATTTACAAGAGACAATTTATGCACTACAACGCAAATACGTATATACTGTGAAGTATATCACACCCTTAAAAAGATCTTGGTTGAAAAATACGGGGAACAAGCCAAATCAATTGGAGATGAAGGAGGATTCTGTCCACCAATTTACAGTGCAGAAGAAGCATTGAATGTGATTGAAGAAGCAATTACTGTATCCGGATATAGTGTAGGAGAGGACGTGTTTATTGCTTTAGATTGTGCTGCTAGTGAATTTTATGATGAAGTGTCCAAGAAATACGAAGTAGAAAAAGGTACGTTTTTGACGGGAAATGAATTGGTCGATTATTATGGTAAATTAATCGAAAAACATCCAGCATTAAAAAGCATAGAAGATGGATTTCACGAAACGGATTATGATTCATGGGCGTTATTCACACAATTGTATTCGGATAAATTAATGATTGTAGGGGACGATCTATTCACAACCAATCCCAAATTAATCAAGCAAGGATTAGAAGAAAATTGGGCAAATACATTGTTATTGAAAGTAAATCAAATCGGTACTATAACAGAAGCAGTAAATGGTGCTAAAATGATGATGGAGAAAGGCAATAATGTGATTGTGTCTCATCGGTCAGGTGAAACAAACCATGCATATATTGTAGATATTGCGATCGGTATAGGAGCGAAATATCTTAAAATAGGTAGTCCTTGTCGAGGTGAACGTGTCGCCAAGTTTAATCGTTTATTGGAAATTGAACATCAAATCTTACGTAAAATGCGGTAATTTATTACTCACCGCCTCGTAATCTTAATATAATAATAAAAATATAAATAGAATTCTATTTATATTTTACACCTTCGGACATTTAAAATGGGACAACTTTAAGTGGTTTCAATTACAATAAATATACATAAAATTATTTAAAAATTATATGTATATATTTAGTAAAATGGATAATAATATTGATGAAATTACAAATGAGAATGAAATGTTAAAACATCGTATAAATGAACTTGAAGAGCGATTAAAAAAATATACAAGTGGTAAAAATCACAAGAAATATTATGAAAAAAATAAAGAAAAGGTTATGGAAAATGGAGCCAATTATTTACATAAATTAAAAGAAGAAAATCCTGATAAATTAAAGGAATATAGAAGGCGAGCATATTTGAAAAGAAAAGAAAAATTAGAAAAGGAGAAAAATGAAAATATTTAGGAATAAATAAATATACGGAAAAACTATTTAAAATAAAATGTTTAGTAAATGTATAGGGATGGAAAAGGCGAAAGAGAAACCATCTGAGTTTTTCAAATCCACCAAGACATCGCTGAAAAGCATACTAAAACACCCTGAAATAAACACACGAAAAATTAACGATATAGTTATCAAGGCACACAAAATCGTTATTCACACTTTACAATTTCTAAAAATGTATATTCTTCATCATTATCAAACACAATCACAAACCATACCTATTATTGATAAGATTTTGATTTTGAATGTTATGAAGGTTGTTTGTGGTGAAAAACATACTAATCAAGGAAGATTACCCAAAAAAGAAACATTAGAACTCATAGAGAACCTTACTTCATTCTATATAGAACACTATAAACCACATACGCAACCAGAACAATTAGATTACGAATATATGAGTAATGTGCTTTCTTATTTATGTGAAGACATTATGACGATGTATGAAAATAACATCCAATTACATTATGTGGATTATGTAGAACGCTTTGTAAATGTTGTCTGGAAAAAGAAGATGATGGTTGAGAAGATACGAAAAATATTTCCCACCAAAAAAGAACGAGAAGCACGAGTTCGGCAATTGGAAAAGGAACTGCGAAAAATAAAGAATGATATATTGAATGTGGATAGTAATGTTGATTATACATCACATCCACACTATCATAAATGGATTACCCAACAAAAGAAATGTATTCTTCCCAATAAAAAGTTCCAAAAACAAAGCATTTATTATGATTTGAAATGTAAACCGATGGATTATTTCCCATCTATGATTGCGATGATGAAACAAGTAGAAAATGACGAGGAAACAATCAGTAATGTTTTTCCTTTACGAAGTAGTATATCACCTGGTTATATTCGGTTAGATACAATAACATTAGTATATTTACTTTTACGAAAAGAACAAGGAAAGAAAGGTGATTACTGTAATCAAGGCAATACAAAGAAACACGAAGATAAAATATGGAAGTTCTTTTTTCGCACAGAAAAGAAGGTATTTTGTAAGAACGGTTTTTCATTCCATCATATGATTTCTACAGATGGAGTGGGAGTTTCCATATTATTTATTCGTGAGGATTTGGTAGGAAAGCGATTACCAAGTGCTAAAAAGGGTGTATCAAAAGAATTGTATATTGATGAATTGAATGATTACTCTGCTTTACGAGATAAAACGATTGTGGGCGTCGATCCGGGTAAGGAAGATTTGATTTATTGTGTTGATGACGCTTCCAAAGATGCGAATGTATTTCGGTATTCACAAAATCAACGAAGGAAAGAAACCAAGATGAAAAAATACAACAATATCATATTGGGTATGAAAACCAATAAAATACAAGGAAAGAGTGTGATTGAATATGAAACTGAATTGTCTTTGTATAATCGTAAGACACTTTGTATGGATAAGTTCAAGGCATACATAAATGAAAAAAACAGAATAAACCATATATTATTTGATTTTTATTCAAAACATTTGTTTCGTAAGTTAAAGTTTGGAAGACATATCAATATCAAACGCAACGAACAAAAGATGATGAGTAATTTTAAGAAAATGTATGGTAATCCAGAAAATGTGGTTATTTGTATTGGAGATTGGGAACAACGAAAACAAATGAAATACAAAGAACCCACATTAGGAATAGGAATGAGAAGTTTGCTTCGTAAAAACAAATACAATGTGTATTTAGTGGATGAGTTTAGAAGTTCCTGTAAATGTTCCAAATGTGATGGAGGAGTATGTGAAAAGTTTATGGTAAGGAAAAATCCAAGACCAAATAAAGACGATATGCGGTTGGTTCATGGGCTACTACGCTGTAAGAGCGGTTGTGGGTCGTGGAATAGGGACCGCAATGGTTCATCAAACATCTATAAGATAGCATACCAAGCAATACATAATTTGGAAAGACCGAGTTATCTATGTAGAACAAGTAATCAAGCAGTTTTACCGAATTGCTATAAACAAAATATACACAAGGTATGAAAAGGCCTAAACTTCGAACCTCTTTTATGCGGATTTTTGTCCCATTTTAAATGTCCGAAGGTGTATATGACGTTTGAAGAAAGTCGTAGTATTCTCCTTAAACAAAAAAGCAAGTTATATGAAGAAAAAAATAGACACTTGAACCAATTAACTATTATAGAAGATAGATTAATGAATATTGAACACGAATTAACGCAACATTGTATACAGTTTTTTGATAAACACGATTATACAATGGAACGAGAATCGGGAATGTATGGGGAAACGTTTTATATTTGCAGTCGATGTAATAGTATACGTTAATTTTGAAATAAGTCCAACCCAACCAAATGATTAAATGTTATATATTCAATTGATGCCCCTCCACCTGTAGATATATGAGTAACAACATTCTCATATTTATTTACAAAACCGCCTGTATCACCTCCGCCAATAATGACCTTTTTATGACTATTTTTAAGAATAGTTGTATTCAGCATTTGTAATAACATTTCAGAACCATATTTATATTTATCATTTTCTACGACACCTAGTGTACCATTCCAGAAAATAATATCGTGTTCGTCAATTAACTTTTGTAAAGTATTTAATGATTTTAATCCAATATCGAAAAAGTTATCATATTTTGATAAATATTTAGTACTCATATGATGAGGGATTTCGTCTAAACTTGTCGCACATAAACCGTCTTCCATCAATGTTATGGATGCTTTTTCCGATGAAATTTCTTCTATGTAATCGGCCATATCATTTTTCAACAAACTATTGATATTTCCACCTGCTATATAGATATGATCTACCTTTTTACATAAATTTTTTAGTAGTTTCAGTTTATCCTCCATTTTACCACCACCAATGATAGCCAATATTTTCCCTCCACTCACATTCTCTGTTATCGTATGTAATGCTCCTAATTCCTTTTCTATAAGATAACCATATGCTTTATCGGGTAATTTACTAGCACGAATGCTCAAATGATCTCTATGTATACATCCAAATGCATCGTTCACGTAAAAATCACCTAATCCATGAAACGTTTGAACAACTTCCGAATCTTCCAAATCGTTATAATTTGTTTCTTCTTTGTGAAATCGTAGATTTTCAAGTAAAAATATCCTATTTTTTGATTTTTCAAGTTGGTCATTCGTTATTTTATTTAAACCATTTGGTAAAAATTCAATGGATTCATTTAATAATGATTCTAATACCGGTTTAACAATAAGTAAGGATTCTTCCTTTGTAAACTCGGTGGGTCGGCCAAGATGAGACATAATAATAAGTCGATCTGGCGAATCTCGTAATATACGTTTTATCGTTGGTATGGTTGAACGAATACGATAATCATCCGTAATGATTTGATCTTGTTTAGGCACATTTAAATCCAATCTTAAAATCACTTTTTTATCCGTGAAACAATGATTTTCAATAAAATATGGATTTAATTCTTGGACGGAAATTGTTTCCATTAATTTGATCAATTGACTTGCATAAGACCATTCGTTATCATACCATATCATAATCTTAAACTGATTGTTTGATAAATCCATGGAAGCTTTCTGGTCTACAATCGAAGGACATTTTGTAGATATAAGATCGGAACTAACAATGTTTTCATTGGTTAGTTCTAAAAAACGATTTTCTTTAATAGAACTAAAAATTTCATTCAATGTGGTTATTTTATCCAATTCCACATTTAAATCAATTAATGATACATTATTTACTGGGACACGGATAGATGTTCCTGTTATTTTACCGTCTAATTCTGGAAGAATTTTACATATTGAAGAAGATGCACCTGTGGTATGAGGAATTATATTGTTGAATATTGAACGATTTGTTCTACTATTTGAATGGGCCGTATCAACTACTTTTTGACTAGCAGTAGAAGCGTGAATAGTAGTAAAATTCGACTGTTTAATACCAAATTTATCATTTAAATGTTTTAATACGGGAACAATTGAATTTGTTGTACAAGACGCATTACTTATGATTTTTTCATTGTTGTATGACTCGTGATTCGCCCCATATACGAAAATAGGCGTATCGTCTTTAGGCGGAGCACTCATTATAATATAATCAACATTATGTTGTTTAGCCTTTTCTTCTGTTAGATATGCACCAGAAGCATCAATAATATGATTTACATTATACGATTTCCAATCTAGTTCAATCGCATCGCGATTTCTTAAAATATTGACCGTATTATTATTCCACTTAAATGTATCATCGTCGATAATTTTAATCGTAAAATGAGTATTATATTTATGAACCGAATCACGTTTTAAATAAGATTCTAGATGTAGTATATCGAAATCGGGAGCATTAATTACTTTTACGCATATTGATTTACTTTCCATCAACTGTAAAAATACGCATTTACCAATTCTACCAAAACCGTTTATTCCAATTGGTATCATAATATACTAAAATAGTAGAAATAAAAAATAACCATAATAATAATATCAAATCATATAATATAATAATGGCTCCTATAATGTTTTCATTTAATCGGGCATATCAAACGATGGAACAGCAATCATTGTCTATCAAAAGTACAGAAGCAAATAAACATCAACAAACTTGTGCGATGAAATATAGTTTTAATGCACAAATGCAATCTCAGACGAATTCTAAAGGAGGTAGCGTATTAAGACGCAGTTTAAATTATACAAAAGTAAAAAATATTTACTTGAATAATAAATTAATAGGAAAACAATATTGCGTTCCTTCATAATCTTTTCTATGAATAATATATTATGAAAAGACCAGTTCGTGATCCTATTACAAAAACCTATACAATAGACGGTAAGGAATATAAAGAATTATTTGGTTCACGTGAACAAGTCATGAATGAAACTGCGTATAAGACAACCGGTAATTTAACGAAGGATGATTTAGTAATAAATAAATGGGGCAGAATCGTTTCAGCAGATAAATATAAAACGGCCAAAAAAGAAAAACGTTTAGAAAAATATGGGTATTTTGCTAAAAAAGGCAAGTTTGGATATGTTAAGAGAAAAGGTAGTCGAAAAGGAAAAACCAACAACCGTAGAACAAAAAAAAATAAAAAATCCAAAAAATAAATTAACAATAAATTAAATTCTAGGGTTAATATATAATGACACACACACAAACCGTCGGAACGAAGAGACAAGTCTACAATGGTACAGCCAAACATACATCCGGGGGGTTAACGAAGAAGGATTTAGTAAAATCTAAGGGACGCGTTAAGTCCAAGAGGAAGGTTGCTATGGGCAAAAAAGCGATCAAACACCTTAGAAAGATGGGTTTTACCGCCAAGAAGGGTGTGTTCAAACTTTTCAAAAAGAGTGACGGTAAAACTAAAAAAAATCGCTAGTAAATTAATTATTAAATAGAAACATAGGCGAAATACATATTCTTGCTTGATTCAATTGTGAAGCACGAATATGAAAATAACGGTGTTCGCAGTCATCCATGCGTGGTATGGGTTGTTGCATGAGATGACTACTCATACTATTAATAAACGACTTCGAACAAATAGCTAATAGTTTTTGCACGTTCCATTCGTATTGAACATTCAAAAATTTGTCCTTTCTATAAATAGCAAATCCATTAAATGCCGAAAAACAACTCAATAATCCGTCATTTTTATGTTTAAACGCTACTTCTCTAAGCTTGTTTTGTATAAAGTTTCGCATATATGTTGCGATTTTTGTACCATTCTGATAATGCCAACAACTAAATGTATATGGTTCAATCGACAGAGCCCATATATCGTAATATTTAATACGATTGAAGGATAAAGCGTCCCATTCAAGAGGTGTGGTTTTTTCTTTTTGAAAAATATATTTCAACACTTCGATATTAATTGGATCGGCACAAACATCATCCATATCCATCATTATGAAATAGTTAAAGTCCTCATAATTTAAAGATTGAATATTTTGAAGAATTTTATTGCGCGCATTACTAATATTTTGAGTGCGTATTTCGGATAACTGTTCATTACCAATTAACAAAGACATTTTATTTTGATATTTTACTTTATATTTTTGGAGTATTTCTAAAGAATTGTCTTCGGATTCGTCATATGAAATAATTATATGATAATCATCTAATTCGCTACATATCTTTTCAATATTTAAAAAAACGGCGTCAATATAGGAAGCCGTATTACGAACACAACCACATATATACATTTTCATTGAAGTCATATTATATTTTAATATATTATGATTTTAAATTCACGATATAAATTTATTGGTAAAATCTTCCGATGTGAATATTTGTATCTTTAGTTCTCTAGCAGTAGCCACTTTTCCAGTTGTACTATCTACGTCTGGAGTAATTACTGCGAATGTTTTACTATTTACACTAGAACCGAGAGATGCACCCAAGTCTTTTAATTTTTTCTCCAATTCTTTATCGCGGCTTCCGCTCATTACGATATTCTTTTTAAATAAGACGTGTGATTCATCGATCGTCGCCTTTGGTTTGGAAGAGGAAGAAGTTAATTTTCCAGTCAACTCACAATCTTGTAAGAATCCCAAAAACACGGGAATGTTTTTAACAAATGGTTCAGCGGTTTTTAGAGCCATTCCTTTTACCGCTTTTAGTTTTGCTATTTTCTGTTCCTCGCTTTCGTGCGATGTTAAAACATCGGGGTATTCTTCTAATATTAATTCTACCTTTTTATCGCTGAATCCACGACCAAACATATTCGATACAGCCATTAATTTAGATAAAGACGCCTTTTCTATTTTTTCTTTAATTCCATCGTACACTTTAGCGGCCATTTTTTCTTTAAATCCATCAACGCTTAATAATTGCTCCTTATTCATTCTTAAAATTTTGGGTATAGTATCAAATCCACTATCGATGATTTTAACTACATTTTTTTCACCTAGACCATCTACGTCAATACCTTTAAAGAATAATGCTATATTTTTATTACGAACCGTTTCATCTTCATCCTTATTTTTTAACATAATATCAACGTGCTTATCGTTCCATATATATTCAACGGTCGGCATTAATGGTTGATCTGCAGGCGTTATGACTGAACGAATATAGGGAATTACATCACCACTTCGTATAAGTTCAATTATCGCACCAAGTCCTATTTTATTTTTTTCAATAAATGATCCATTAAAACCGGTAGCATATTCAATTTTTACACCGTTTAAATGAATGGGTTCAATCCGAACACGAGGTTTTAAATAACCATCTTTACTAGCATTCCATTCGACATCAACGACTTTTGTTTCTGCGATTTGGTCAGATAATACCATTTTAAAGGCAAATGAATGATCCGGGTTACCTGATTTTCTATTGTATATTTTATCATTCGTAACGATAACCCCGTCAATTTCATATTCGTAGTCTTGACGCCACGAAACCAGATATTTCGATAATTCTTCATTTGTTATATCATCGTGTATTTTATTTTGAACTGTTTTAAAATTCAATTCTTGCAATTTTTTCATTTGATCGCTAGGTTTTAATTCAGGTTTAATTACTTCATATACTATGAAATCCATATCATTCACTGTATCATTTATTGTTACACGATTTACTGTTCCGGCTATAAGATTACGGGCATTCGCAAATTTATCTGCATATTTTGCTCTAAATGTATTTTTTTTCATAATAAATTCGCCACGAACAACGATCCCTTTTTCAGTAGGTAGATTGAGATACGGTATATAGTGAGTGATATCTTGACCGACGTTACCATCGCCGCGTGTATATAATCCTGGTTTATCACCTTCAGTCGTGTATAAACCACTTACACCATCTAATTTACAAGATAATACATACGGTCCATTATATTTTGATTTCCACGACGATAGAGCCTTTGTATCTGGTTTTATTTTATCCATAGACGCCATTTTATACGGTAATGTTATTTTATTTTTTTCAACAGTCGCTCCTATTTTACCAACGACAGTATTTTTTGGATATTTTTCTTTGATATAATCTTCCAAAATATCATATTGATTATCTGTTATTAAAGGATGTTCATTTGGACCAAGATTTCGATATACTTCATTCGTTTTAACTAACATAGCATTCAACGTTTTCTCATTTAAATTTTCTAAAACACTTATCCCCCCGGTTTTAAAATGTTCAATTGCATGCATGGTCGGGTCTTTCGTATCAATATTTAAAGGATGTGTTTTACAAATTGGACATGTTTGTGTCGATTGTTTCTTAGGTGCTTTTATTTTGGGCATATCGTTTACTATAGATTTGTTTTTAATTGTTTTATTCTTTTTCTCTTTTTCAATTTTCTTTCTTGTTTTTTCTTCTGCTTTTTCTCGTTTCTTTCTTGTGTTCTCTTCTACTTTTTCTCGTTTCTTTCGTGTTTTTTCATCTGCTTTTTCTCGTTTCTTTCTTGTTTTTTCTTCCTTCTTCTTTTCCTTTTCTTCTTTCTTTTCCTTTTCTTTTATTTTTTTTACTTCTTCCTTTTCTTTTATAACTGCTTCGCGTAATTGTAATTTACGTAATTTTTCATTCTCTTTTACGCGTTGTTTTTCGGTTTTCTCCTCACTTCGATTTTTGCGTGTGAAATTTTTCGTTTTTTTTTTGGAACCTTCTATCTGATCAGTTTCAGATATTACAATTTTTTCAATTTCAGGCGTTTCAATTTTCGGAGATCCTTGTACAGGAACGACTGAACTTCCGTCGACGCGTTCGTGGGGCTCTTTATAAACCATTTTTAAAAATTGAAAGATTTCTTTTTCATCGGCAAAAATACGATCTAATTTACCGCCTTTTTTTTTACCATCCATATGATGAAATCCGTGTTCGTTTAATGTATATCCCATAGATAATGCTCTGCCTCTCATAACAGTATTGAAATATTTACTACCTGTAAAATACAATATAGCAAAAGGATATTCGTCTTTAGATGTGTACATAAAATCAACACGTCGAGCCGTGCTTGAACTGGGTAATTTTGCTACAACCAAACTTTTGGTCGACCCGCGTGATAATAGTCCATCTTTTGTTATAACTGATCTTTCAATTAAATGATCAATAAATTGTTCAAATACTTTTTTATCATTAGACGTAACAATAATATCAATATCCCCCGAAGTTTTAGCTCCACGTCGATAACTACCAACAATTTCAAATCGAGAATCCACCGTTTTAACAGTATCAAAAGACTCTTTAAAAATTTGTTCAAATTCGACGATTTCGCTTCGAGGAATACGTTTTAAGATATCTTCATAATATTTTAATCCGACCTTTTGTTTATCATTTAAAACCTTGTCCTGTTGCTCTTTTAATTGTTCTAATGTACTGATTTCGTGTTTTTCTACCAATTCATTGGCTTTTTTAGGACCTACACCATAAATATCGGAAAAAATATTTCGCGGATCGTTTTGTTCCCGTTCTAAAAGACGAAGAGTTCCAGTAGTAATATATTCTTTCATTTTCTTAAGTATAGTTTCGCCAATACCGGGTAAAGGACCAAGATCCTGATAATTATGTTCATTTATCTCATCGGGGTGAACAATAAGACTCTCTTGTGCCTTTTTATAAGCTCTTGCACGAAACGGTTCACCCTTTTTGGTCATAATATTACCCAATTTATCCATTAATTCAATAAATTTTTCATTTAATCTACCGGTTAATACGGGTTGTTCTACAGATTGAACCGGAGGAGAAAAATGATCAATAATTTCGCCTTTTGATAAATCGCGTTTTTTTGTTTTACGAATGGTAACAAATTTCCCCCGTTTTGGTTCTCGATTTCCCTGTATCATATTCACGAAATCGTTTCTATATTTATCATCAATATCTTGTTTTATATCTAAAGGTGTTTCCATATATAAAATGAATGATATAATATTTACCAATAGCAAGCCCCTTCTACCTTTTCGCAATTTTTCGGCCTCTCGTTCATTTTGGGTCTTTTCCAATAATCGTTATGAAAGATATTCACAATATCAGGACGTTCTTTGATCCAACGATTACCTAATATACCAAAGTACATTTGTAATACTCCGCCCACATAAATAGCAGACTTACCTTTTAAATACATGTGTGCACATATAGGGTTCGCATAACCACCACAAGATACCAATGCTACATCAAAATCATTCAGTTTATTATCAACATTTTGTTTAAATTTATCAAGTTCGTAAAAAAACTCTTCGCCGTCTTCATCTGCTTGTGTTTGAGGTGGTTTTAATAATTCAAACGTACAATCTGGAAATAAATCGACACCATGGTATATATTCTTTCTGATGGGTAATTGTTCTTTTATAGTTTCAATAAAGGGCGAAATAATCAAAATTCGCTTCCCGGCTAATGATTGTGTCCAAGGATTGGAAAAAATATAATGGAAAATATCGAATGTAAGAGCCCAAAACATATGCTTTTCAGAATATGTGTTTAGTATATAAGAATGGGATTGGGAAATATGACCAATGTAATTTCCTTGTGGTTCCCAACCAGCAAAAATATCACAACAATCAAAGGCGGAAAGATAATTGTCGGAATATTGGTCTACTGAATATTGGTTTAAGAGTTTAATACCTGCATTATTTTTCATAGCATATATAGTTCGTTTGATGTATTGTTTTAATGGAATTAGATCGTGGTGTAATTTTTTATCAATTACGCGAGAGAACACGGCAACATTATTTTCAATACCAGAAATTCTTGGAATAACAAAATTTTGATTTTGATTTAATTTGTTTGTAATATAGGAATGCAAAAAATGATTATCATCCATCATAAGTGTATTAAAATTCTTAGACCAATGAGAGAATTGTTTCATATTAATACCCAAACAATTGGGCATACTACTTGGTTCAAATGAATGTGGTACGACAACACCCCACGGTTCGGAAATGATATCCTTATGTGAATAGGATCGCTGTTTACTAGAATGAACGTGTAACATTTTGATATGAAGTGGATCATTTATAATTTCATATCCAAGAATTCGCATAAGATAAATCAATTTATTATCACAACCAGGTTTTCCGAATTCAAATGAGAATACCTTTTCTGCAAATTCGGGGATAGTAAAATTAGAATGCAAAATCCACACATCTTGACTATCGAATCTTGGACCGAATATTTGAGATTTAGAATAATCAGAATGATTGTATTCATAACGAAGTATAGCACCGAATAGTTTATCTATATGAAAATTGGAATGTTTTAAATTATCAATCGTACTATCGTGAACAAATATATCAGCGTTCAATAACACGAGATACCCTTGAATATTTTTCTCGCGTATATAAACGAAAACATCTTGGAATGATAAACGTTTACTAATATTAATTTGAATAATTTTATTGGAATGAATACCTAACTCTTGTCTAGTATATATCCTTTCTACCAATAGATGAATATGATCTATTTGTGAATTGTCTACATTTTGCTTTAAACAAAATTTGATTTCATTATATCGGTGTTCATCATTTGGTATAAAAAATTGAGAAAATAGATGAACGTCATCATTATTGATGGTTTTATTTCGATGTAACTTCTTGGACTTTATAATTAGTTTCATTAATAATAATTAAGAATCGTTTTTATTATTATTAAAAAATATATTATATTTCATATATGAAAAATAGTAAAAGTAAGAATATACTAAAAAATAATGATAATATAGAAAAATTTGATTGGAAAGAATATTTAATAGCGAATACTGATTTGATTGATGGAGGAATAAATACTGAAAAATTAGCAAAAGAACATTGGATTAATAGAGGACAATTAGAATTAAGAAAAATATATACGAATGAATTTGATTGGGTACAATACATAGCAATTAATCAAGATTTAATGGAAACCGGATGTACTACAAAAAATCTAGTTCAAGAACATTACATAAATAATGGGCATAAAGAAGGTAGACGAACAATAATAAAAGATTTCGATTGGGAATTTTATATTTACTATAATAATCATTTAATGCATACGGGTATTAATACACATTCGCGTGCTATAAAACATTGGGTGCAATATGGTTCAACCGAAGGTTTATTAACACATATAACACCTTTGAAAGTTATATATGATAATATAACGTCATTTAATTATACAGATATTTATGATATTTATGATAATGTAAATAATATCATATTATACGATAATCACATATCAAATAATTCTGTATTACAGGAACAAAATTTACATTATATTAATGATAGAAATCAACCATTATTTAAAAAATTAACCGTTATATCTGATATAACTGAACTTAAAAAAAAGAAGGATATTATATTAATTGTTGATTTTCCTTGTTACGGTGGCGGTTGTTCTTTTTTTATTAATTCTATAATAAGTCATTATAAATATGATACAACTTTTTTAATAGTGCGAAATTTCAAAAAAAAAAATTTTTGGTATATAAACGATGAACAAATTTTTAAAATGCCCACGAATGAAGAGCAATCCATCCAATTTATACATTCGATCAAGTCAAATATAAGTAAAATATTTTTTAATTCCATTGTTCAACATAGCCAAAGATTTATTGAATCATTATTTGATTTGCGCATTGAAACGACTATTATTACACATGACTATAGTTTATTTTTCGATAAATCGCAATTATATTATTATGAAATCGACACAATGCTAAACCACAATAAATTAAATATTCACAAATTTAATCGCATTATAACACAACATATAGGAAATTTACATACATTTGGTAAGAACATGAATAATTACAGTAATATTGTAGTATCCGCATTGCCCGATTTTAGAAATAGTACACAAAAAATTATTTCAAAAAATACTACATTTATTATCGGTATAATAGGTGATATTTCCGATGTAAAAGGGTATTATGTTTTAAACGAAATAAGTAAAAAAATTGCGAATCATAATATAGAAATAGTGGTATTTGGTAAGGTTCATATTAAATCCATCGTAAAACAATTCTCTTATCATAATATTAATGATATAAACAATCTGTTAGAAAAATATAAACCGAATGTTTTGTTGGAATTATCTTTATGGCCAGAATCTTATTCGTATACATTATCGTTGGCCATGATTACACAATTACCTATAATATATCAAAATAAATTTTTCCCCTGTACGGTTCAACGACGATTATCATTGTACAACAATGCACATACGTTTGATAATATTGATCAAGTCTCGATAGATTGGATTTTGAATAAAGGGCAAAATTATTTATATTTAATCAAGCCTACCATTTATTTTCCACCATTTTGGGATTCTTATTTTACCACAAAGAAGGATCATATACCATTTAAATTATTAAATCAAGAATATAATATCGTTATAATAACTTCAAAAATATATACATCAAACAAGCCGTTCAGTTATATAGCCGAACGATCGATATATACCCCACAGCAACGTTTAGAACAAACAATAGAAACTATAAAGAGTATACGTAAATATATACCCAATAGTTTTATTGTATTATATGATAATTCTATTTTAAACGACGACGAATTTCAAGAGATAAATAATTTATCCGATTGTTTTATAAATCACAGGAATGACGATATTATAAACAATTTTACTGATAACAGTATACATAAATTATATGGCGAAATAGCACAGACTTATCGAATATTAGAATATATCCGAACATATCATACAAATATGAATGTGAAAAATATGTTTAAAATAACCGGGCGATATATATTGAATGAAACATTTGACTTTAATAAACTCGACAATGATGATATTGTTTTTAAACGTAATTCTGATATTGAGGATAGATTGTATTATTTCACGTGTTTTTACAAAATAGGGGGGTCGAAATTACAATTATTTTATGATGTAATAAAAGAATTATTTGATGATATTTCAGAAAATGCATATGAATTTGAAGAATGGGAAGTGTTATTACCAAATTTATTATATGGTAAATTCACAACAGTTGATCAGTTAGGAGTTACGCAAAATATAGCTGTTTGGGATGATAAAAGTAAAATATAATAATATTTCAAAATGGTACAATATACTGATATTTTATATTTTTCTATTGTATGTTTCTAATTTTTGATACATATGCTGGATTGTGTAATCAAATGTATGATATACAATCCGCTATCAACTTTTGTATAATTAATAATATAGAATTCTCATTTCGTTATGCTTCGTTGCGATGTAAAAATGATTTAACAAAATGGTATAATACTGATTTTTGTGAATTATTTGATGAAAAATTTATCAAAACGACTTTATATAAATCCTTCAAAACATTGTCTATAACTGAAGAAAATACTAATCATTATAATAGCAATAAACGCTCGATTGAATGGTTAGATAAAGAAAAGGCATTGTTACCACAATTGGATAGAATTGAAGAGCCGTATATCGTGTTGAAACAATTTTGGTCAATTTATCAGAACTTTAAGGATATTGAAAATATTTATCCTCAATTAATTCCGTGTAAACGATTATTTGATATTTATACAGAAGTTGTTAAAAAATTACCCGAAAAATACAATTTAATCCATTATCGATATGAAGAAGATTTCCTTCAACATTTTCAAATAACGGATCATCCCAAATTATGCGATATTATTGATAGAAATAATTTTCAAAATAGAGATTTACCCGTTTATATCGCAACATTTGATATCAAAAACATTCCGAAAAATTTATTCACAAAAAAACTGTCGGATTATTCAAATTTGTTATATAAAAAATCCGAATATATCAACGATATCGAAGATATGAATTTTGAAGAATTGGCGTTCATTGATTTTATGATTGGGAAAAATGCCCAAGAAGTAGTTGGACACAACCGGTCATCATTTTCAGTCATTTTAAATTCATCTCATAACACAAATCATTATTACAATTAAAATAAATTAATAATAATAATAAAGCAGAATTGGGTTGGGGCGCAAAAAAAACAATTTATAATATCATATTAAATGCGAAAATTATATAGAAACCACTGTTCTAGATTGATCCTCCATTTTTGGTTGCTCCTTTTCAACTTCAGTAATACCATAATGCAAATATTTTGTTACAATCATATTTGATTTTAATAAATTATCAATAGATGTTACAGGGAACCAATTGTATGCAGTTCGGGATAACATTTCATCTTCAGGTATAAGAATACCGTGCATACGTTTATTACAAAATTCTATATCATCTTCACCCAATAAATTCTCAATAAGAACCGGTTGTTTATTCGCCAATTTCACACCTATATATGCACCATCCATTATATTAATATGATTACGAGACACTTCGTTTTCGAGCCATTTTGATGTATATCCGAAAAAATCAGCTTCTGCATTAAAATGGGGGTTTTTGTTGCGCGTCTTTAAATAATCGATCATATCCTTAATCACTACATTTCGTTTAGGTGCACCCATAAACATACTATTTGGGGTAAATGATTGAGACTGTTGATTTTTAATAATACTTGCGTGTTTGTTTGGTTTTTCGCATACAAAAGGTTTATTGTTAGCAATTTGCCTAGCATATAGAGGTGCTAAATTTTTAGTACAAATAAAACTATTTGGTACAACAAATCCGCCATAAATATACAATAATTCCATTAATCCCAATTCTCTAAAATGATGTCGTTGAGGTTCAGGTAATTCTGATAATTGTATTTTCCATCCAGGAATTAATTGACTAAATGAATCGTCGTCGATTAAACAAACATTGAAATCATCCCCGCAATGATTAATGATTGATTTGATGGTTAGGTGTATATAAGGTTGATTTAAATCGGTGGAACTTCTTGAACCAAAACTTTTCCATTTTCTAGAATTGTATTCATATTTTGTATGTATCCATAATTTTGGACGATTGTAACCATAGAGAGGACTTTCGTTTAATAAATACTTTCGAATTAGTTCATCTTCATTATTTAGATTAATCGCACCTTTAATTTTGTTACCAAATGTATTCGCAATAATTACTATTCCGATTGTAATGAAAGTATATAATACATTTTTTTCGCTAAATAGAGTCATTATATAATAATATAATATTATTATTATACATCGATATTGAATTATATTAAATAAATAAAATAATCGATATTGTATTGAGATTCATTGTATTTTATTTTCGATGTAAACATGATATCATTACTTTTACATATTTGTCTAACAATATTAACAAATGAATTATAAGTAAATTTTCTAACTGCGTAAAATCGTTTCGATTCTTGATAAAATGGTAAAATTTCACTTATAAACTCTGTATGATAGTTAAAATATAATATTTTTTTAAACGCATTATTATCAATTAAAAAATATTTATCCGTTTTTAAACAAATTTTTTCTAATAGCTCATGTAAAATATTAATTGGAACATTTTCTTTAAAGATTTGTTTTAACATCCTCGTTATGTAATATTTATAGATATTAACTTAATGAAAAAATGATGAAAAAATGATGAAAAAATGATGAAAAAAATCATAAATTATGAATTATATTATAAATATCAGATGTAAACAATACGACCTCAATAATGTCCTCATGTAAATTATGAAAATATGCGATATATTTACATAAAATCGGCAATATTTTGTATTTATTTTCCTCGTCTAATAAATCTGTATTCTTTAGAAATGCATAAAACATGTCTAATATATCAATTACTGAATATCCATAATCATGAATATTATATAGAATTTCTATAGCATTTTCTAATTCCTTATTCTGCAAACAGCCTATATATTTTTCAAATTCTTTATATGAAATGTTAGAAATGATTTTTTTACACATTATTGTATCGATATATTCATTTTTATTTGATAAAATATGTATTTTCTCTAAATGGGCTATTATTTCTCGTATGGAGTATTTTGAAAAGGTTAATATATATTCCCTTGCTTCTTTTGAAATATTTATTTGTTCAGATGTTATAATATTTTCCATAATATTATTTACAATAGTAACCTCAGTCGACTGCAATTTAATTATATGTAATCTAGATTGAATGCTTTCAATAACTTTATGAACATTTGAACATACGGAAACGAAATGAATATTACTCTTATATTTATCTATATGATTTCGAAAGACTTGTTGACACTGTTCATTAATAAGATCTAAATCGTCCACGATAATTAATTTCTTTTTCCCATATATTGAACATTTTGATTGACTAAATGTTTTCATCTCATTTCTATAATAATTTATACCCTGTTCTTTGAGACTATTGATATACATTATATTGTTTTCGGGCAACGAATCGTCTTTTGATAAATTGTAATACTTTCTTATTACGGCATATAACAATGACGTTTTTCCCGAATTTGTCGCACCGGTTACTAATATATTGAGATCGTCGATAATAATAAGTGATTTTATAACTGAAATTAATTGTTCATTCCCTTTAAAATCTTCAATGTAATAAGGTTTATATTTGGCAATAAATTGCCTCTCTTCATTCGCCATAGTATCTTTTTGATGGGCAAGAAAAAAGTTTTCCATTATTAATAAAATATATATAAAATTTTATGTATTTTTACATTAAATAGATAAAATACGGTAAATGGTAGATATAAATAAATAGATTCATTATATTAATATGTCTTATTATGAAATTTTAGAAGTAGATAAAAACGCCACTGATGGCGATATTAAACGTTCGTATCGACGTAAAAGTATGCTTTATCATCCCGATAAACCAAATGGTAATGAAGAAAAATTTAAAGAAATTAATTCTGCTTATGAAACATTGCGTGATACGAATAAAAGAAAACAATATGATTTTGAACAACAACTGTTGAATAATCCTCTTGGAATGTTTTCACAATCAATGGGAGGTGGTATGGGAATACCGTTTATGAAAATGCCTACAAATATTAATGAAGAAGGAGTCAATGAACTATTCTCATCCATATTTGGTAATATATTAAATCCCAAAACCGGTAATATGCCGAATGTACAAATGTTTAATAGCAGTAATATTCCAATGGAAGAAATATTTAGCAGAAACCCATTCCACAAGCCAAATATAAAGCCCGATCCAGTTATCATTCCATTAACCATTTCAATTGAACAGTCGTTCACCGGTTGTACCATACCAATTATTATAAATCGAAATATAATGATTTCCGACACGGAGATTACCGAAGAAGAAACTATTTATATTGATATTTACCAAGGAATTGATAATAATGAGATCATTACATTGAACGAAAAGGGCAGTGTTACTGATAATCAAATAAAAGGTGACGTGAAAGTATGCATAACCGTTGAAAATAACAGTTGTTTTCAGCGAAATGGGTTAGACTTAATTTTTATAAAATCATTGACGTTGAAAGAATCTTTGTGTGGATTTTCATTTGAAATTAACCATTTGAATAATAAAAAATTGGCCTTTAATAACAAATCAAACGTTACTCTTATAAAACCAAATTATAGAAAGAAAATCGAAAATATGGGAATGAAACGCAAAGATACAACCGGATCATTAATAGTCGTTTTTGAAATTGTGTTTCCCGATCAATTGACTAATGAACAAGTTGAACAACTGAATCAAATTTTATAATTAATTATTTATTCATAACATAAATAATTAAACAACTTATGATGAAATTCGTTTTGTAGGAATATTTACATCAACAATATAAATGGAATTTTCGGTAGCAACTATATATTCACTTCCGGTTTTATAAATTTTTACTATAGGACTGGTGTACTCTTCTTCACTTTTTACTAGAAGTTTTTCTTGATTTTCTTTCACACCGATTAAAACGGTTTTATCTAAAGACTCGTTCCAATAATCTAACATAATTGGTTTGTCGTCGACAACCGCCAATTTGGTTGCGTGTTGTAATGTTTTTTGATCGGGTAATCTGTAAGTAGCATTCTCACTCTTAGTAGCTTCAATCATAGCGCTCATAATTATAAACTATTTATTTAGTTTTATTTAAATAATTATACGCAATATATATTTTTACTAAATATATTTGTTTGTATATATATATCGAATAATGTCTATATCTCATTATGAAGAACAAGTAATTCGTTCTTATAACAACCACTTACTCAATTATATAGTTGACTTCGAGAAAATTACAATATCTCATACAAACGATAGAATCAAAATGTTTATTCAGGGACTTCAAACAATGTTACATGTTTTATCGATTATTTATTGTATTAAATTGACAGATGAACAAATAAACTCGTATTTAGAGAAATGTCCGTTATTATTTATAGAATATACCGAACAAGTTTATTTGAAACAAACTGATATTATTCACACACCATCATTGTTTGTATATAACGTCCTCTTGGGAAATATATCATTTGAAAAACACATATGTGATAATAATTCGTTTATGAATAATTTATATAAATGGTCGATGATAATTAATTTTTTGGAAAACAAAGAGATTACATCTGCTGATAGAACAAAAATTATCAAGGAATATCATCAACCTTATTTATTATTTTTTACTAAAACCAAATTGTTCCCATTATGTAATATATTTGAATATATTCAAACACAAGTATTACAGTATCCCAATAGTGTTGAAAAATACTTTTTATTGTTATCTTCTTTTTTGAACTTCTTTAAGACCAAAAAAAATTCGTATACCAATGATATAGTTAAGGAAATCCATTATAATAAATTTATGGTTAATCGGAATACATTCGACGAAGCTATCGGCAATGCGTCGAATATTACCCAAATGAATTCTTTAATCAAATGGGTATTTTCCACTTAAGATATTAAATTATTGTAATATTCACTTGAAACAATAATTGTTCTTTTTCGCACTTTTATTTGTTTCACCTTTTTAATAGTGACCTCGGTTGGATCTTGAATCGTCGAATATTCGGTTTGTAACATTTCCTTTATAAAATTATAGACAAATCTAAGTATCGTTTCCGTACAATTACCAACAATTAAACAACTTCCCGTACGGAATATCATAAACGATACTTCTGTATATTTTTTTTCACTGTTTAACTCTGATAATTTTTTTGAATGATCGTCTATCGCAATTGTACCGGTTTTTTTTGTATCAAAATCTAACTCATGGTTATAATAAAATTTACATTTGACTCCCGGATAACTACACGGATCATATGCGGTTTCTATACTATATTTATTTCTTAAAATCGAATATAACTTATCACGATTGATGTAAAATCCACAATTAAAATTCGAATTTATTAATACATTATTTTCTTCATTCGTTTCGCTAAACTCTATATGGTCTTCCATTAGTGGAGTTAATAAAGTCATTATCATTTCTTTCGATTTATCTAATAATTCTGTATTTAATATTCCAGGTATTTCCATTTTTCCGGTATTAAATACTTTTGCATGGATTTCTCTATAATTACCATTATACATAAACCGTAATATTAGCGCAAAACAATTGTAAAATGCATTTTTTTCTTTACCTCGACAGTTCATTATGTCTCGTTTGGATATACCAACTGTTATTTTTCGTTCGTCTTTAAATTTGTTACGTCTAGCGGTTGGGTTATCTATACTTTTAATTATATGCTCCGTATAATAGTTTAATGCCGGCAATTTTTCACAATAAGATGTATGTTCCTCTTTTGTGTGCGAAACTACCTTCATTTGTTTTTTTATCACACCACACTCGGGTTTCCAATAATCAACAACGGGTATTTCCCAAAATATACGATTGATGTCTATTGGTCGATTTAAATAAAGAACCTTGGTTGTTGTTGATATATATAATTCTTCACATTTAGGTAAAATTGATAAATCGTCATAATCTTCAATTTTACTAGCAATTGGTTTAATTACTTTTAATGTATCGCCTCGTTTGGTAGCATCAACGTACGATTCCCATTCTGCATCAATATTTAAATCCATTTTATATGCATTTAATTTTTTTCTTTATATGGTTTCAATTTTATTATTAACATTGAAGCCATCCTGTCTATTTATTTTCTCACATTAATTTAATATATAAGAATGTTAAGCCAAGCATTTGCTAACCAAAAGACAACCCGATCAATCGGAAAAAAAATTAAGTTACCCACCCAGAAGACAATAACAAAGAACAAAAATACAATTCGTATACTTAACTCCAGTGTAGAACTGGGTGAAATTAGTAAATTTATTAATGAACCTGTAGCCGGTACACCACCTGATAAGTATTTTATGCACAACCTTCTGTTGCGTATGGAGAATGTTTAACTTCTATTACCGACATATTGGTAATTAAATAATTGATGGTATCCTCCGCATTTGAGTTAATACTGTGAATCGTTTTCTTTAATAATTGTATAAATGTTGGTGTTATAGTCACCAATTTAAATCGTATTATGTGATTAAAGTAGTACTGTATTAAATGCATTTTGTCTATATTATAATCTTCGCTGATTTTATATATTCTACTTACTATATCATTTTGTTTTGCTCTTGTGTAAAACAAATTGTGCAAATTATTCATTATTGTTGGGTTTAATATTTTGTTGTCCCATTCATTCAATTTAAAATTTTGATTTAATTGTAAGAAGTTTATCATACTTCGTATATCAGACTTGTACATCGATTGAATTGTATGAACCGAATCGGTCGATATTTTAATATTTTCTTTTTTTATTATTGTATTCATAAATTGAATAATATCTTTTTGGGGCAATTGATTGAACCGTACACATATAAATTCATTCTTTAATGGTTCATCTATTTTACTTATATAATTGCATATTAAACAAAAACGTACATTTGTTGTTGTCGTCTGTAGTAAATATTTTAATGCTTGTTGTGCATTTTTAGTCATATAATCGACTTCATCCAATATTACAAATTTAAAGCCGGTTTCAAATAAGTTCATCGATTTCACAAAAGAATGGATCTGGTTCCGGATTATATCTATACCCCTTTCGTCGGAAGCATTTAAATGAATCACGTTTCCATTGTTTATTTTTCCATATGTTTTTTGATATTGTTGAATCAAATTAATAATGGTTGTCGTTTTTCCCGTTCCAGGTGGACCATAAAATAACAAATTTGGAAATTGATTTTTTTGAATTATTTTTTCAAATAATCGTCTATTTATTGGATCCAACACAATGTTATCAAAATGTGTTGGACGATATTTTTCTACCCACGGAATATCGTTCTTTTTTATTTCGTCCATTGTTCTATTTATAAATTACTCCTTTTTCTATTATATCGTTTTTAATTTAATTATAAAATTGATTTCGTTAAAAATATATTTTAAACATATTATTATAATTATATTATGAATCGCGAAGAAGTCGGTCATTTAAGTATCTGCTGTGGATGTATGTTTTCAGGCAAAACTTCTTGGCTATTGCAACAATTTAAGAAATATTCTTATATTGGTAAAAAAATTTGCGTTATTAACTATGCCGACGATAAACGTTATGATAACGTAATGCTCTCTACACACGATAAACAAATGATTCCATGCATTCAAACATATTCTTTACTAAATGTGAAAGATGTTTTACTGCAACACGATGTTATTTTAATTAATGAAGGACAATTCTTTAATGATTTATACGATATAGTTAATGAAATGGTCGATAAGTATAATAAAATTGTTCATATTGCCGCATTAGATGGGGATTTCAAAAGAGGGGAGTTTGGGCAAATATTAAAACTTTTACCAAAATGCGACGATTATATTAAGGTTCACGCTTTGTGTGCGAAATGTAAAGACGGCACTCAAGCACCCTTCTCATTTCGAGTTAGCGAGGAATCTCAGCAAATTAGTATTGGATCAGATAATTATATACCATTATGTAGACGTTGTTATAATCACGCTTCCGTACAATCTTCGTCCGTTCATTTACTACACGAATATTAATGTATTAATGTATACCCTAGATTATGTATTTTTTTACTTAATACACTTATTAAAACCACTTAAATAATTTTATTGTTTTCAATGAAAGGAATGCCCAGAACAAAAAACGCCAAAGGTCTTGCTAAAAAAACTGAACCAAAACCAATCAATGAAAATATTCAATTTGATATACAAGATTCACCTCAACCTGAAGTAAAAAAAAGGGGGAGAAAACCAAAAGGTGGTAAATTAATCTCAAAAGATACCAATGAAAAAGATGCCGTTCCTGTCCCTACAAATGTTATTTTACATTTGAAATGTTCGTTGAAAGAAATAGACGAAAATATTGTTTCCAATAATTTAATAGGTGATCCATTAAATTACAATGCGTCTGTACCCCCTACCATTAAAGCATACGATCATATTAATGATGATAATAAATTTTTCGAGTTACAAAGCAACACCTCTGTAGACGATTCCATTAATGCGTATACTTCACTAAAATCCGACAACAATAAATGCTGTAATAATTGTAAAGAAGGTGTTAGTGAAACCAATAAAAATAAAGATACAAATATGAAAGACATTAATATGAAACTGAAACAATTGAAAATTAGTCTTTATAAAAATAATATGGATGAGAAAAAATCCGCCTGTTTTTGGTGCACATACGATTACGATAATCAATCATGTTATATACCCAAATATGAAAACGACGGAGAACGATTTCAAAAATAACATTAAACCTGCTCCTAATCCTTATTATCTATTGGATAAGTTTTACGGCAATTTAAATATTCAGGAATATCGTAAGTTATTGAATAGTGAACGTATACTTATGATTGTCGATAGCCCTTTAACGCGAATTCTTCCCGAATTACACGAAGATACCGATGATTTTACAGCCGGTATTTATGGCGGCAATAAAGGTGGTGCTACACAAGCAGGAGGTGTTTATAAAGTAAAAAGGCAGAGTGAAAAAACTCATTCAGTCAGTAAAGCCTCCATTATGAAGGAACGTTTCGGAGTTTCTACTTAAGTATTTAGTTATAATATTATCATAACTAAATCTACAAAAAATTATTTTTATATTTTATTTGTTACTAAACATAAAATTGAAACAACATAGAAAATAAATGATAGAGATAATCAATCATCATTGTGAATATGTCGCATTCTGAGTCAACTATGAAAACTTTACAAAAAAATTACGATCATTTGTCTACATTACCAATTGTTAAAAAACTGAACAAAAAGGTATCCAAGTTGAAAAATGAGAATAAAGCATTACAGCGTGTTATTATGCATTTTGGGGAATCACTTCAACGAATGAACCCTATTGAAGTTGTCGATTTGACTTGTGATTCAGACGAATCAGTTGAACTACCTGTTTCATTGGATGTAGTAGGTAGAGGGTATAACAATTCCGATACCAAAATTATAAGTATTAAACAGGAATATTCAGATCAAAGTGACGAAGAGCATATTATTTACAATATTGAAGAAAATTTCGAACAATCCGTTCTTCAAGTAAAAGATGAATTTCAAAGTACTACACATAAATTAAATGTGACTGATTGTGAATTATGCGATCAAAAAATAGGTGAAGCTTCCGATGAAGAGGAGGAAGAAGAGGAGGAGGAAGAAGAGGAAGAGGAAGAAGAAGAGGAAGAAGAAGAAGAGGTAGAAGAGACTGAAGAAGAAGAAGAGGAAGAGGAGGAAGAGGAAGAGGAGGAAGAGGAGGAAGAGGAAGAGGAGGAAGATGAAGAGGAAGGATTAGAACAACTAATAAAAGAGGATGAATCGAGACTACACCTGTTTAAAAGGTTGGAAAAGGAAGTAGAGGAAGAGGAAGTAGAAGCTTCCGAAGAGGAGGAAGAGGAGGAGGAGGAAGAGGAAGAGGAAGAAGAGGAGGAAGAAGAAGAGGAAGAAGAAGAAGAGGAAGAAGAAGAAGAGGAGGTATTTGAAATAACCATTCGCGGTAAAACATATTTTACAGCGGATGCAGTTAATGGTGAGTTTTATGCAGTATTAAAGGATGACGAAATCGGCGACGAGGTGGGTTCGTTTAAGAATGGTATTCCTCAGTTTAATTAGATTGTTCTGTAAGGTGACGTATATTTAGAATTTGTTTTTTTGTTTTTTTTGCGTTTTTTTAGTGATTTAATTGATAATGATTTAGATGATAATGCTTGTCCTGGATATCCACCTATTTTTTTACACCGTCTTTTTTTACAAGTTCTTTTTTTATTCGATAGTTTTCCGCCTTTTTTTGTTTGTCCCATGTCGAAGGGTTGTTCTATATAATATAACACGGGGTTTTTATCTTCGCTATATTTTAAATTAGAATACATCGAATTTAACATTTGATTTCGGTACGGGCATTTAACGTCATCGATATTATCATCGTTAACAATACTGGGAATTATACCTAAATGTATTGATGTATCATAATTAGCTTGATCATTTAAACCTATACTATCATCTTTTTCGGTATTAGATGAGGTAATTATCGACATCACTCCAGTTTTTAACCGATCAGTCATCATTGAATTGCTAAGAAGTTCCTCCTTTGGTTTTGATCCTTCGATACGTATTTCATTGACGAATTCAATAAATTTCACAAATTCTTCCATGTCTGTTTCAATTTGATTAAATAAATCATTCAGTGCTTTATTAGAATATTGTCGGTTACGCCCAGCATATTTGTTAATTTCATTTATAAATGATTTTAATTCAGAATAATTCAGTAATTCTTTAATTGCAGATTGTTGAATTAAATCTTCATCATTAATATCTTTTCCAAGAGTGATATATTTATATAAATTATTTACTTCAGTCAATGATTTGATCATTTCATTTTTAACGTTCATATCATATGAATTATTCAACATTTGATTAAATCCAGGTAGATTCGCAATTGGTACCGGAATGTAGGTTGATTCTCGCTCACCTGATTGCTTTTTTAATTTGTATAATTCACTAAACGCGGATATAATATCATTTATATTGTCTTCTTTTTTATGGTTGAGAATAACGTTGAAATAGGGTTCCATTAAAAATAGAGGTACATTAGACATTCGATTTTGAGGAGTTTTTCTATTTGAAATTTCTTGAAACACAGCATGAACATTTCCGGTTTTATCATTTATTTTTTCTTTCATGTTATCCAAATGAGATTCAATAAATGATTTTATATTTTCGGATATTTTTTCTTTTTCTCGATTCAGATTTACAATCTTAGTTTTTCTCCATAATTGAAAGTTATTCCCTGATTTTATGAAATTACCGAAAAATTTGTCGTTAATTATATCATTAAGAAGTACGATTTTAGCGACAGTGTTAGTTTGACCATTCAGATTTAAATATCCATACTTGTTCTCTTCCCCTGAAAATAAAAGATTAAAAATACCTACATCGTCATCCATATTTGATGCAGAAGGCATATTTTTAATATTTTCACTAAATGTTTCATGAATATTGTTTTTTCTAGGAAATGACGTGGGCATCAAGATGTTCAACATCGCGTTGTGATTGTATTCGGCAATATTGCTCCGCTCTTCTTGATCAATATTAGATTTGTGTCCGATTTTTTGCTTAAACATTTTTTTATCAAATAATAATTTAATTTGGTCTTGTCTTGATAGTTTTAAAATAGTAGCTGTTGGAAATCGAACAGTATCTGTAAAATAAGGATAATTCGATAATGCACTATTATCTGGGTTTTCTTCGGATTGTTTATTTGAAATAGTGTTAGTTATATCTTCTTCCCTCTCCGATTGTTTTTCAGGAATATGAATCATATCTCGCGTAAAAATAGTATCATTAGGGTTCGTATTAGTAGATATTCGTATATGAATTGGTCGAATACCAATACTTTCAATTAAATTAACCATTATTTATATTATTATCATACTTTTAACTGGTAAATGTTATTTATTTGAAAAATGGTTCGTCTAAAGATTTCCACGTGTATTGTTCTTTAGCTTTATCTAATAAATCGACAGCATTTTGAACTTCATCTTTAGTAATAGCTTTAGTTTTATCACAAGGAGATTTTTTTGTAGTGAGCCCTTCTTTTTTTGAAACACTGGATGGTGGCATACCAGGGATATTTTTTGTAATGTCCGCATTTTCATCTTCATTGTCGTCCGCTAATTGAATATGATAATCTTTGAATGTATTCGGTAACATACAGTATTTACTATCTTCATTACATAGTACATCCATAATAAAACTAAATACGATAGCGATTGTTAATGCTATGTAAATATCACGTGTACCCATCCAAGCAATGGCGAAGATCAATATTTGTTTACTAAATGTATATTTTAAATAAGATTCCATTGTTTTACTTAATCGTATAGTTACAAAGCGTGAAGATATTTGAAGTACAATAATCATAATACCTGCGAAAATCTTACTACCATTTAAAACTGTAATATTATTATGTATTCGTTGAAGGAATTGATTGATAGTTTTGCCGGTTGAATTTGTTTTCATTTTTATCTATAAAATGTATAGATAAAAATGTATAATATAAAAATGAACGAATTTATACCAAGAATTTAAAGTAAGGTAAAACGCGTATTATTAAATGCGTGTGGAGTACTATCGCTAAACCATGTGTTCCATATATTATTGACCCAACTATCATCGGTTTTAGGATATGCTATATCTTCTTCTATTTTTAATTGTTCACGAATTGTAAATCCACAACTTTTATCACATGGATTACATTGACTTTGTGTAAATTCTAAATCGGGGTAAATATGTTCGCAATTTTCAATATGAACCTTGTTTTTTTTATGTTTCAATTGACCATTTTCGCAATTTTTTTGTCTAAAATCATTTTTTTGTTCTTCATTTTCTTCCTTGTTATCGAAATTTTCAATGGTAAATGGTGTAAAACTATTGTTTCCGACTAGCATAAACGAATCAAATTTGCTCGTTTTTTCAACAAAACTTAAATTATAATAGACAATAACCGTAACACACATGGTGAGTCCTGAATATGTATTGATTAGAGAGTAGAATAGAATTAATAATATTGATATAAAACGTCCTAAAGGTGAAATGCTTATATATAAAAAATCATCAGGAAAAGCAAAAAATAAATAAAATAGAAAAAGGGGAAGTAGTTTTGCTATACAATGAAACATTTATCTACCATATTATGAGAAATATACTTTAGAAGAATAACACTTTATTTACCGTCAATTAATTTAGATAAATTTCTACGTATTTTTTAAGTATATAAAAAATAATGTCGTTGATAGCAACAGCATCGCTATGGAATAATAATGATTCAATAAAAAGAAATCCAACAATGAGAAAAACGATGAAAAAAATGCCTTCTTTAGAAAAAGATGCAGGAAAATCCGAAGAAGAAGCAGAAGAAGAAGAAGAAGAAATACATAATAAACGACCTACTACTTTTGTAGAAGACCAGGAGTTAAATAGCGATAGAAGCGAACGTGTTAATAAATTATTAAACAACATGTCGTCAGTCTTACACGAAAATGATGGTAATAAATTAGCGGATTTTAACCCGATTCCTTTACCCAATATTCAAAAAAAAACAGACACCGACATACCTACATTTGGTAGAAACGGAGACAAACAATTACCCCCTTTACCTAATCATTTGCAATTGCATCCTCCAAAAATAGTATCCGAATCATCTAATTTCGGACCATCCGGTCAAGATTTAGGAAATTCACAAGAAAATCCTTACAGCAATTATCGAAAAATATACGAACCATCTAGAATGTTACCACCTACGCAGCACAATGGTCAATCGCTAAACGTAAATGCGTCTACTATTGATAATAAATTATTAGAAAAAATAAATTATATGGTTTATATGTTGGAACAACAACAGAACGAGAAAACGAGTAATATAACGGAAGAATTTGTTCTGTATACATTCTTGGGTGTATTTATCATTTTTATAGTAGATTCTTTCGCACGAACTGGTAAATATATACGTTAAATATAGCATCAGATGAAATTATAATATTATTAATGCGTTTTTTTGATCAAACGGCATACGGGGTAATATAGCATTGTATAGATAAAAAGCACTTTGATTTATAGATAATGGGTTATATTTCCACTTCCACCTTTCTATAATATTTTCATTGTTCGCCATTTCAAAAAATGTGATCAGTTTAAATTTATTATTATATGTTAATTGAATATCATATAATGCGTGTAAAAATCCACCGAAATATAACGAATTGATCGTTGGTTCACTTATGTCCTTCAATGAAATGCTACTTACACATTCAATTACATTTCGCCCCTCATCATTATCGTAACATAATTTTGGATCTTTGAAGAAATAAAGGGCTTGTATCTTGGACTTTTGAAATAATCCATATACAATCAACCGGTCATTTTGTATTAAATGGTCCAATGAAATTGTGTCGGGGAATATACAAATTTCGAATGGATTATATGCAGTATTATGCGTTATATTGTATAAATAATCGTATAAATGATTCACTTTGTCGTGTTTTATACGTTCAATTGAAAACTTGGACATTGGTGGTCGTATTATTTGTACAATCGGATATGTATGTACCGTATAATTGATTAATGGTACTACACCTGGACATAAAGTTGACTCAAATTTAAATAAAGACGCCGAAATACCAAGATTATTTAATCGTTGATATCTTTCGTGTGTTTGAATTAAATTTCGACCAAGATATTTATCCTGAAAATTACGATGAGTACAAATATAGTCCCAATAGTAAACGGTTTCTTGGAATTTTTCAGGTGTATTCATATATATTTTTATAGCACGTGACGTAATACAACCCACCAATGTATTGTTTTCCACTATTTGGGACGATTTCGAATCATAATTTACCTGTTTTTCGGTATAAAATGATAAATAAGATGGATGTTTATTCCCCGAAAGTTCGGTTTGTATATCTTTTGATGAAATCATTGTTAGTACCTTCTCTGAATCGACATAGTGTTCTTGTATAAATCTTACTATATTTTCTAATTGATTATCATCGATGTCCAAGAAATTCATTGATACTATTTTATTACTTAAATACTTGTTTTTTGACGGAAATCCGGTTTGAATGATATATGGAGTTCTTGTCCAAAAGCGCAGATAGTCGTAAGTATGAAAAATAGGCTGATTGCTCCAAAAAGGATATTTTATTTTAATATATAATATTGGTATGAAACATATGAAAAATAGAAATAATAGTATATATTCAATCATTTATATAGGATTTGGAAAAATATTTAATTCATACTACGTAATTAAATATTTGGTAATTTTTTTAATGCGAGGTCAGTTTATATGGGAGCGTTTTTTTCTAAATTAATTGAATTTTGCAGCGCTTCTACGCAAATGAATGACGATTTACAAAATGTACATACTGAGATACAAGAAGAATCTAGTTTGGATACTGTAGCTGCAGTTGGGTCAGAGAATGAGATAGAATCAATATCGGATATTACTGACGAAGATAATATTTTATTAGTAGAAGAAGACGAAAAAAATACGGATGTTATTTTTACTCTATCAAATGAGAAAAAAGCTCTGGTTATTGGTATCAATTATATTACGGATCAATTTGATAATAACGATTTAAATGGTTGTGTGAATGATATGAACAATATAACATCATTTTTGCGCGATAAATGTGTGTTCTTAACTGATGATATTACAACATTGTGCAATTCGGAAGCATCTCGGGAAAATATTGAGAACGAATTAACCAACTTAGTTGTATTCTCTCATCAAAACCCAGGATCTGAAATATGGTTGAGTTATTCTGGACATGGCTCGAATATGAATTCGTACACAGAAGAAGATTCAAAAAGTGAGGTTATTTGTCCTTCTGATTATGCTACAAACGGTATAATTACTGATTCTTGGATTCAAACCAATTTTGTCCAAGGTTTGGAAAAAACAACCAAGGTGTTTGTGTTAATGGATTGTTGTAATTCCGGTAGTAATTTGAATTTACCTTATCGCTATAAATTTGGCGATGTAATAAGTAATGACTCATCTTATACGGTTGATGAATTAGTAAATCTATGTAATATTATAAAGATTAGTGGATGCGAAGATGACCAAACAAGTGCCGACTATTTTGAACGTAAAGACAATGAATTTCAGGGTGCATTAACAAATGGGTTCTTACATTCTCCAAATGGAAGCGATAAAGACATTATCCATTTTTATAATAATATTTTATCTTATTTAATTTCTAGAGGATTTACACAACGCCCTGTACTATCCTTTTCGAATGCAAAAATGATGAATAGTAAATTATTTTAATACACCTTTGAAGATTTAAAATCAATTATAAATTCGTAAGAATTTGTAAATTGAATAAACCTTGACGTCTTTGTACAATAACTGGCTTGTTACCATTTATAAGATTTCCGTTATCCCAATCATCGTCACCATTTTCCACAATATAGGTTTTCTTATTGAATCGAAACCATTGACAAAAAGATTTTTTAAATTTACCTCTAAATCGTACTTTCTTTACCGAATCCATTATAAACTTTATATACGTGTGTATTTTATTTTGTTAAAGGAAACTCAATTCGTAATTACCAAGCGGGTATAAATAAAATTATATGCTATTATGTACCCTTATTATCAAATAATTCTTCGATTGGTTCACATTCGCTTCCGATAAATGATGCATTATAATACACTTCATATGGTCTAGTATTGGACGAATCTTCGTAAAAAAATTCCCAATATAAATTCGCAGTTACGGTTCCATTATGAATACAATCATAAATTTTTTGTTCAAATGATTTGTATATTCCTCTATTGACACTTGGTTTTTGTGGAAAAATATTAATCGGCTGATTCCCTGGACCCCCTAAGCGATGTGCTAATATATGACCCGCATCACAATGGAGATTTTCATCATCCAACATTCGCGAATATTCTTGTGTACAGGTAGTTGTACCCGAACCATTATCTAAATCGTTATTAGTTATAGTAGCATATGCGTGTGACACGACAGATTGATTGCTATGATTAATGTAATAATAGACACCTTTCCCCTCTATCCCTTCTATCAATATATTTTCACCTGAAATTGGACACGAAACAGTAGTACATCTACATGTTGATGCTAATGTATTTACCCAAGACAAAGCCATTGATAATAACAATATATATTTCATAAATATATAGTGTATTCCGAATTTATATTGAAAAGTGGAATTTATTGTGTACGTTCTAAAATAACCAAATATTGATGTGTATCTCCACAACATTCACTTAAATTGATTTGAGCGTGGGGAATAAATCCGTTATTGGAAGCGAGTTTAAGAATTTCGTCCATTGAATTCATATAATATTGAGTTTCCTGTTGGCGAACATTTTTAGTTAAATCGTCAGTAAAAGTCTCTTTAAATGTGACGCTATTGTCTTTTCCAAAATCATAATTACCTCTATATTTAAAATCTATGAAATCAATTACAGTATCAGTTATTCTTGACTCAGAATACTGTTGCGGATTATCTAGTAATTTTGGTTTTCCACCAGGTACAATGGTATCAAATTTGGTAGGTTCTACTAAATGTAAAATCAAATACCCACCCGACTTTAACCAGAAAAAACTATTTCTAAAAAAATCCTCCTTGTTTTTGAATAAATATAAAGTGAGGCCATTGCATATTACGTGTGTGAACGAGCCTTTTTCATACGTCATCGATTGATTTACAGAACTACATTTTGTTTGAACACCTGGATATTTTTTATCAATATATCGAGTCATGGCTTCCGAATTATCAATCGCATACGTATTATACCCCTTGTTTGATAATTGCCCCGCAATCTCACCGGTTCCTGAACCAACATCCAAGAAAGAGCTTTTCTCAATTGACGGTGCAGTCATTTCGATTATTTTTTCAATTTGAAATTTGCACACCATTTCGGGTTCCATTAATTGATTATAAATTTCGGCATAAAATTCGTCGTAAGTACTCTTACCTTGTTTAAAAATATAAGGAGATTCTTGAGTAAATCCTTCATAAAATGGAGATAAATCTTGTCTATTAAACCAAAGTATAATAATCATACTTATCGCTAAAAATAATAATGTAGAAAACCAATCATCTTTTGATCTATTGAAAAAAAACATTGTATTTTAATATGGTCTATAATATATTAAAATATAAGGTTATAAATGTTAGAATTATATAGCGAGCACATTGATCGCTTCAACTAAATCATATGTTGACGTTAGAATAACGCTAAACAATATTGCGTGAATAATCATAGTAGTCATTTTACCTGTTTTAATTGGGAGTTGAATGAAATTTCCTGGAACAAATATATAAAATAAACAAAAAATGTATAATAACGTTAATAAATCCATTATATATAATGCCCACAGAACTTTTTAAGAGTGCGTCTAAAGGTTCTCATTGTTCATTGATTTTAATTGTGATCGGGTATTGTTATGGAAACGATCAGTGCCTATTGTTGTGTTAGCAACATTTGGATGATGTTTCTGACTTAAATCATATCGCTTAAATAAACCAGGATGAGGTTGTTCGGAAGGAGCGGATGGAATATATACTTTGTACAAATCACTTTCCGACGAAGGAACATAAATCACTTCGTCGTTCCCTTTATGTAAAGCATAATTTTGATTGCGCAATTCACTTTCAGTTTGCACATTATTAATAAATCCGGAAACTGGCCCCTTTTTCATGACAGGAGGTGTGAATTCGTTGTGTAATGAATAATCATAATTTTCTTTAATGGGAACTGTCGCGGGCATACGAGAATCTAACATTGGAAATTGCGAATATTTGGTTAATACAGGCCTTGGTGAAAAATTAGGGGCAAGTGGTTTATCTGGTTCATTTCTTTCTAAAATACGACCATTTAATTCATCCGTTCTATCAAATTGTCCTCGATATAAATATTCAGGTAAAGTTGATGGTAATTTATCTGATGTTTTAAAATCCATTAATCTTTATTGTATAGTATATAAAAACAAAAATACATAGAGAGTATACTACATAATATATTGTAATTACTAAATGGTAAAAATTTGTTGTGAAAAATATCCCGAGAATACGAAATATGAGCCCTATTTCAATACATATCCATATGATTTGAGCGATTTTCAAAAATATGCAATTGAAGCGATTGTGGAAGGTCAACACGTTCTTGTAACAGCGCATACAGGTTCCGGTAAAACATTGCCGGCCGAATTCGCACTGAATTATTTTGCAGAAAAAGGGAAAAAACTCATCTATACAAGCCCAATTAAGGCACTCTCGAATCAAAAATATTCTGAATTTTGTAGAAAATATCCCCATATATCATTTGGGTTAATGACTGGCGATATCAAGATCAATCCAAACGCAGATGTATTGATTATGACTACTGAAATATTAATGAACTATTTATTTATACAAACGATTAACGAAACGCACGAGGATAATTCATTGGATTTTAATATTGATATTTATAATGAATTGGGATGTGTTGTATTTGATGAGGTGCATTATATCAACGATGCGGACAGAGGACAAACATGGGAAAAAACGATTTTAATGTTACCTAAACATATTCAAATGATCATGCTGTCCGCTACAATTGATTCACCTGAAAAATTCGCTAAATGGGCAGAACGAGACGATACATCAAAAGAAGTTTATTTGGCCACTACCCATAAGCGAGTAGTACCATTGACTCATTATGGCTATTTAACAATTAATGAAAGTGCCGTTAAATTGATAAAGGATAAGGAAACGGTAAAGGAAGTGCGTTCGAATATTCATAAATTGATAAAAATACAAGACGATAAAGGACAATTCAACGAAGATGGATATAATGTTTTGCATAAAATGAATAAGTTATACAACGATCGACGAGTGTACGTAAAAAGAAAGCACGTTTTGAATAATTTGGCGGGGTATCTCAAAAATAACAATATGTTACCGGCCATTGGATTTGTATTTTCACGTAAGAATGTGGAAATGTGCGCATCTGAAATAACTATCTCATTATTAGAAGACGATAGCAAAATACCATATACTGTTCGCAAAGAATGTGAACAAATTATTCGAAAATTACCCAATTTTAAAGAATATCTAGAATTGCCGGAATATGAAACATTGGTACGATTATTGGAAAAAGGTATCGGTATTCATCACTCGGGAATGATCCCGATTTTGCGTGAAATTGTGGAAATAATGATTTCTAAAAATAATATCAAGTTGTTATTTGCGACAGAATCTTTCGCAATTGGATTGGATTGTCCCATTAAAACTGCTATTTTCACCGGTATTAATAAGTTTGACGGGAGAAGTGAACGGTTATTATTACCCCACGAATACACACAAATGGCTGGTAGAGCGGGAAGACGAGGTATTGATACAATCGGACACGTGGTTCATTGTAATAATTTATTCAATTTACCATTAAAGCAAGATTATTCCCAATTATTATTAGGAAAACCGCAGAGATTGGTTTCTAAATTTCGTATATCATTTTCCCTTATTCTGAGTTTAATAAAAAATAATAAAATTCAGATGAATGATTTTACGGCATTTGTTGAACATAGTATGATTTTTAACGAATTAAATCAAGAAATTGCTACACATAAGTCGATACTAACGGAAAAAAAATATGTTTATCAAAAAAAGAAGGAACAAATTGTATTTTTAAAGACATTGCCCGCCATTTGTAGTAGATTCAATACTATTGAATTGGCCATACCAACTACCAAAAATAAAAAACGACGACAATTAGAAAAAGAACGGGACCAAATAATAATCGAGAATCCTTCGTGTAAAACTGATTGCAAAATATTATCAGAAATAGAAGAATTTGAAACAATTATGCGTGAACAGGAAGAAGAAATATTCTATTTGGAAAATTATATATCAGAAAAAGTGTTAGTTGTTTGCGATGTTTTAAAGGAAAAACAATTTATTCAAGAAATGGACAATAATTATGAATTAACGGAATTGGGAAAAATTGCAGCTGATATAGCTGAGGTACATCCTCTAATAATGACCCAGTTAATAACACATACAAATTGGTTTCAAGAACAAACGGTTGATGATATTATTAGCATCCTATCTATTTTTACAGACGTGAATGTAGCAAAAGACGTCAAGGAAGAAAATCCAACCAGTAAGAATTATGCCCTTTTACAACATATTCAATATGTGGCTGACACATATGATAATTATAATGATTTAGAAAATACAATGCGAATTAATTCCGGCTCCCAATACACCGATGCACTATGTTACGATATGCCGGATCTAGTAAATGGTTGGTGTGGCTGCACTAGCGAAATGGAATGTAAAGTTTATTTACAAAACAATGTTGCCCAAAAAACCATTTCGGCTGGCGATTTCACAAAGGCATTATTAAAAATATCCACCATTGTTAGGGAAATAGCGTTGGTCGCAGAAAAAATGAATCAAATTGAATGTGCCCATAAGTTAAGTCAAGTCGATTCAAAGATACTTAAATATATCACAACATCGCAGAGCTTATACATTTAGTAAAAAATTGATTTGAACCACTATTGTTTTTATATTACAACTTATAAAAACAATGATTATGGACCATTTACATGATTCTCCTGGGAACGTTGCCGATACCGATCGATACGACATGTATGATACTATTTATGATTTTGAATCTTCTATTAGAGATTTAGACGATCCTGATGATTATTTTAAAAATAATCATTACTATATCGGTATATCTGCTTACGACAAACAATGTAATACTTTATTGTTAGCATCTACTACACAGAATAAAACATTCTTTCGTTATAATTTCGATTCTGTTGTTGATTATTTAAATAATCATAGTATTTATTTATCAAGATCATTGGTGAATCCGGAAATAATGAAATTGCAAATAGATGATTCATCAATGTACAATGTCGTATTAAAAACATTTTGGATTCGACTGGTACAACGAAATTGGAAGAGGATTTACAAGGAAAAACAAATGATTCTACAAAATGGATTGATTCCCTATTTGAAAAATCGCGAATTGAGCGATAGTCAAATACGATTGCCTAGTCTTCACGGTATGATGAATCATTTAAAACCAGTATGAAATGTTGCAAATTGTCGTTAATATCGTCACAAATATGAAGTATATTTTGGTATTTTTCTCTAGTCAAATAAATTCCGAAATCGTTTATCAATTCAATATAACCAAATAATTTTGATTTCATATCACTTTTTCGATTATAAATCACTTTTGATAGATCATTTTCAATAAACGTTGATTTATTTTGTGGTATTTGAGAATATTGTTTTATGAATTCTTCGATATTGATAGACGTTTTATCAATAATATCATTAAAAATGGTGGTTTTTTTCAGTCCCACTAACATAGTCATAATATTAATTATTTCCTTCATTTTTCTTACCATAACTAAGCCTTTTTTGGGATACTTTCGGTATGTTTTTCGCTTATTTGTTTTACTTAATTGTTTTTCGCTCATTCTATATATACATATGAGATAACATGGATTAAAATTTCTGTAAAATGTAAAATATCGATTAATAGTATAAATAAATAAATAAATATGTGCGACGATGAATTTGATTTTGATTTCTCTACATCAAAAACAGTATTCCCTTATTTGAAAAAAGGTAGTCGGAAAAAAAGATCGGATGCGACCGAAGAAAAAGCCAAATATGATTATTTGAAAAAAGGCGAAGGTAAATTGGCCTCCCATTATCACGGCGAAACTGAATTTTCAAAACAACGGGCCGAAGATGTTGTTAAAGAACAACATTCAAGAGAATCTCAACATTATCAAAAGATTGAAGATTATATGAATAAAGTAAACAAAAAGTAATTGGTAAAAAATTGAACCGTTTTATATAATTATTAACAACTATATAAAAAAAATGAATCATCCGGAATTTACACTAACACGCTATCTTTATATCAGAGAAGATGTATTTGGCTCGTTGGTAATAAGTATATTTGAAAAAAATTATGATAAATCCCTATTTTGGGCGAGCGAGCTATATTATTCGGACTTGCGACAAGAATTGGCTGATTATATTCACAGCATATATCGTAACTTCTTTTATACCAACAATCCACGACTAAGTAAAATAATGGATGTTGGTGTGGAACGATGTAATGTAGGTATTCATATCATAGCAACAATGCTCTTAAATCTCACTGCGTCCCCGCGAAAATTTACATTGAATGATTTTATGATACGAAATCCAACACCTGAAGTATTTCCAGATGCCTTTGAAAAAGAAACGAAATTATGGATATTCGCAAATGAAGAAACGTCACAAAAATATTCTACGGAATATATGGAAAAGGACAATATACCGTTGCGTAAGGTATTGCATTCGGTTTGTAAATATGAATCTGATAAAAATTGGCCGGATGTATTTGGATGTGGATATAAAGATATGAATCACATTGAACTATTTAAACAACATACGGAGAATTGGTTATATTATGCGTCTTACACACCTCTATGGAAAGCCCGTATCGACGAATTTAATGGAATCGTTAATTATGATAAACGAGATGTTATATTCGACGACGACGATGATTTTGAAGAATTTCACGAATTGTACGGATATGACTTGGACGAACAGTCTCGCGAATTATATCAAAAAATAACACATACATCACAATTATCTAAAAATAATAGTAATGACCTTTATAAACGATATGAAGCAAATGTGAAAATTCATAAGATCAAATTAAAACGCATAAACAAAGTAAGTAGTTAATGCGAATAATACACCCCCCCAAATAGCATCTGATACGGCTAAACGTAGATCCCATTTTTTAAATAGAGCATAATTTGTAGAATCAAATACACCGTAAATGATAAAACCTAATAAAAATGCTTCCAATATAGGACGATGTGTTCTTAATATAAAGTAATTTAATGCGAAAAGAATTAATGCGTAACATACTAACACTGGTAATATTTTGACCTTCATAACCACACGTTGAACTGCTACGATTTGGACTTCATATTGAGATTTAACTAAGTTTAAATATATAAAATCAAGTGCTAGTAATATAACAGAAGAGAAGAGAATACGATTTAATTTATTCATTATAATATATATTGTTATTTTAAATATTTGAAATCGAATATTGAATATTCGCATTTTCTATTTCAGGCAATGGTTTTATAGGTGTTAAGTTGGATGAAATATTGATCGTGTCTTCGATTTCTTCCTGAACCTCCGCGTTTTGTTCGGTCGTATCTTCTTGGACTTCCTTTATTTTTTGTTCTACTTCTTTAATTGGTGCAGCGATGATTGCCGGTTCTTCTATTATTTCAGTAACATCCTCTTTTTCCACCGCAACATTTAAATCGCCGACTTGTTTATTTGTTTTTCTGGTAATATTTTGTTGTTGTAAAAAATACATGGATAGATCCCACGAGTTTGATAAACTATTCGCAAATGTACTATATGTAATATTACAGATATACGTAGATGGATCATTTAAATACGAAATAGAATACCACCAATAGGGCGGTATATATAACATGTATCCAGCTTTTACATCAAATTCAATAAAATTTGTCCTCTCCAAATCCGCAGTAAATTCAGATGTTGGATTATGCGGATGTACAGGGGACCGGAATTCGTAATTTTCATAATCCTTTTGTTTGTGTAGATATTTACTACTTTTCCAAGACGTCATTTTAACCCGTATTTTCCCCGTAGTTACACATAAAAATTGGCGACTATCAGTATGATACCGTAATGGAGTAATTGTGTTACATGAGCCAAACAATAAATCGTAATGACTATTAACTGTAAATGATGGTTTTAAAATATGATCAACATCTTTTATTTTTTTCAACATACCCGATTCATCTAAAAAATCTTGGTTATTTTCAGAAAACAAATGACTTTGTTTATCGGATTCTAAAAATTTAATAGTCGTATTAAATGGTAATAATACAGAATCTACCGATTGTATATCTTCCTTATAATAATCATTTGTGTCCTTTATATTCACATTATGACTACTATATCGAGCAATTGTTTCGGGAGTGATGTTACTAAATAAATTTGGTAAAATATGTTCAATATGCATTAAAACCGGTTGTTTTAATTCACAAACATCATTCAAGTGTTTTGTTGTAGTAAAATCTGTTTCATATATTTCTAATTCATCCCCCTTTTTAAATTGATTGGCGATATGTATGTACATGAATAAAATGGCTATAAAAATACATAATGTAGTAAGCGAATTCATAATATACAATCGTTTGATGGTTTATTGTAGGTTCTTTTACGCAAAACTAATCATCTATTTTTGGTGCTAAATAAAACATTGCTTTAGCATCTTCGTGATCCAATGTGTAGATCAATTTGATTGGAAAATCACGTTTAAGATATACTTCGACCTCCTTTGAAATTTTACTATAAAGGCAAATATTTTTCAAATGAGTAAGACTAAAAGACATATTTAATATTTCGTCTTCTTCGATTGCGAATGAATTTAGATCGTCAATCGGAATATTCACAAACATTTTTCCTGTATCTATGCTTTCGGAATTCATTTCAACTTTTTCTTCGGAACAAAGGATACTAAGTGTTTCCCCAAATATTTTCATTTGGTCAATTAATGTTGAGAATACAACAGACGGAAACGATAACTCCGCTTGATATTCCATTTCGGGAATACCCATCACTTCACTGTCTATATCAATGAGCGGAATTACAAAATTACGATTGTATACCGAAGTATCTTCCGAAACCAAATTAATTTCTAATCTATCGTCGTTATTCGGGTCTAAATTCAATCTTAATGTATGACTTTTTTCTCGTATATTTAATACCTTAAATAAGATGTGCGTATTGATTCCAATCATTGTATTTGTAGTAACGTTATATTCATCAAACCATTCTCGTGGTAACTTTATTTCAATTACAGAAACGTGCGATGGATCCATCGCCTGAATAAATACATCTTCTGTATTAAAATAAATATTCATACATTCAGCAAAGAGTTTCATATGCTGAAACAAAGTTGCGAATATTTCAGCTCGTACGGGATTATTAATAACAATTTCCATAATGTATAGTGTCTATGAAATACTTTATATTCTATTTTATCAATCAATTTTGTTTTCCCAATATAGTATGAATAATCTTGAACAAACAATGGGTAGTGGAAAAATATACATATATAATAAAAATATGAACGAATATTATTATTATGTTATTCTATGTAGATATATCGATCGAAGAGACCGCGTTATATGTACAAGAAGAGACAGACATCTAGTTACGCATAGAATTCCCCGTCGAAATGCTTTGATGGCGTCAATATATGTTCATATGGGTTCACCATGCTATCGATATTGTATTTGTCGATATTTTTCTGATGATGACCTTATTGATGCGTATGACAGAGCGTCCAGTCCGGCACCTTGGTGTGGGTATTATCCAATGTGATTTCGGTTAAATCGGTCTTTTTGTTCCAGTTAGTACTTTATCCGTCACCTTTTTATTATCAAATAAACACATCGCTTTGTGGGTTTGAAACATTAAATTTTCTTTTACCGCACCCGTCGATTTACGGTACCTATCATCGGCTTTCTCAAATTCTTCATAATCATCGTAATTTTCTTCGTTCGGTTTTATTACCAATGTATTTTCCAACCGTTGTAGACATTCTGTTTTACACGGTTGTAATGTTTTATTTATTGCGTGTCCTATTCTTGCTCCTGGTCTCTCAAAAGCGTCCTTGTATTTCACAAACTCAGAATCGCCATAGGTTAATTTTTCTTCTACTTTATTTGGCTCTTTCACATAATACACCCCATTCTTTGTATCGGTTGTTTGAATGAATTTATGCACTTGGGGTTTATCTTCCAAGCATTCAAAGAACAAATCTTGTACATCTTTCGACAAATCAGATTGATTGGTTGCTATTTTGTGATAATTACCATTAAAAAATGTCTCAATACGTTCACAAAATCTGGCCGTAAATTCGGTTATTGATTCTGCATCTTTGCAAGTGTTTGTTAAATAGAAATTCAATGTGTTCTGACTATTGGTTAGATTATTATGATCGCCAATGGTATTATTGGTTCCCAAGTGAGGTATCACCTCTTGTAGATTTTTTACTAACAATAAAACTAAATCCTTCATTTCTTTCTTTTCTTCCATCATTTCTTTCTTTTCTTTGAATAATATATTGATCAATTTATCCCGTTCGTCATCTTTGGGGGTATTATTTTCTACGGAAGAGGCATCTTGTTCGAAATTACATTTTTTTTTATGAGTATGAAGACTTTGTCTATGATTATATGTCTTACCACAATCGCAAACAAATTTGTTATTTTTGTGTGTAAGTACATTTGAAGTATTTGTAAGTATTAAATGCTTACGTGTTGATAAGTGCTTATTATAGTTACTTAATTTACTGCATTTAAAATCACATTCGTTACAAATATATTTATCGGCATTTATTCGCATTTATTTAGTAAGTAATTGTAAGTATATAATACTTACTTATATTAATGCCTAAACCCTTTTCCGCATAAAATATAATCATTTTTAAAAAAACGGTTGCAGTCATTCCAATTTTTCAAAATAATAAATTAAAGCATAATGCTCTCAACGTAAAAATCGCATTTTTATCAAATGGAAACTATCTCTCTCATGTCTATTTTGGAACTTTTTAAAAAGTTCCAAAATCAAAATTATCCACTTACTTTCAAAATCGTTTTTTCAAACTTGCGAAATATATTTTACGATTTTAGAATTAATAACTTATTCACCGAGTCGCGCGAAATAAAAGAGGAAAACATTTTCAATACAGTTCGCAGTATCGACGGTGGATTACGTATTTGTATTTGTTCGATTTTTTTACTTAGTTCAGTTGAACTTAAATAGGTTGAACACGCGTATTCAATTAAATGTTTGTATCGATGAACTGCAGTCATTGTAAGTGACTTTAAATCTCCTCGAATAATAAAATGAGAATATGTTTTCAGAATATCTTGGTGTAAATTATAAAAAAATTTGCAGGCTATATCGTATACATCTGGACAAAGAAACTGTTTCACTTGCGGGTAATCGATATAAATAATGTTGCTGTTTGGGATAATATAAACACTCGATTGTAATAATTTTTCAATCGAGAAATTGTCGGATATTTCTTTCGCACATTCAAATTTCTGCGTGGTTTTAAATATTGTATTTTTTCTGTTTTTTTCATAATATAACGTTTTGTATGTATGTATCTTTTCTTCTAGATTTTCATTGGTCATTTAATATATGTATATCTATATTATTTAATTTCGTATTATACTTTCGTCCAAAGTTCATCAACTAGACCATATTTCATACACGTTTCTGCATCCCACCATAAATCATGCTTCAAAATTTCATTTAATTCTTTACGAGGTATTTTCGAATAATCCTTATAAATCGTTTTAATTTGTTCCATAAGACGTTTATTATTTGTAAAACTGTCTTCTAATTCGCACATTTTACCCCATGAACCAGCAGACAATTGATGAACCAACATATATGAATTTGGTCTCATATAGCGTTTTTTACCAACTACACTCATTAATGTTCCAGCGGATGCTGAAGCACCATCAATAATAGTAATTACATCGACTTGACAAGCTATAATAACATCAATCGCAGTAAATGCCGCGAACACAGAACCGCCAAACGAACTAATATGCAGATAAATTGGAATAGGTTCAATACATAACGTGTTCGCCAATGCTAAGTTAGCTTGTTCGACTTCTCGAATAAGCGTAGTTAGGGAAAATATGGAAGCACGAGTGACTTCGGCGTAAAAATAAACATGATTGTTCACCTTTGTGATTTTTTGATTATCCTTGTCTATATTCATTTTAACCGTTTTTTCCGAGTCGTCGGGGGTTTCTGTATTTTCAATGGCCAATAATACGTCGCTAGCAGTATGTTTATAATACGACGACGACATTATATTATAACAACAATTTATATTTAAATCGTTATATTTATATTATTTGATTGTATTGCGATGACCGGGTAGAAATACTCGGCTTTTTTTTGGGTTGATATTTACAAATAATGGGACAATCGCATGAATGAGGTAACCATTGAAAAGCATAACACGTTTTTGGTATAAAATCGTTTTTTATTATTCTTATATATTTAGATACGAATAATAACATTATACTGATTAACCCGCTATATTTAAACACTTTTCAATCACAATATATTTAAGAATTTAACATTACGGTGTTATAAATTGAACCTTATTGAGTGATTCCTGTGATATAAAAGGGGCGAATAATTTTAATAAAATTTTCATAACCGATGGAGGGTTTACTATTTGTATTTTTTCAATTTTTGTACTTTGTTCTGTAGCATCTAAATACAATGAACAAAAATGTTTAATTAAATCTCTATATCGTTGAGCAGCAGTCACAGTAAATGATTTTAAATCGACTCGAATATTAAAATGAGAATTTGTTTTAAGAACTGTTTGATTTAAATCAAAAAAATAGTTACATACTAATTCATAATTATCCGGACAAAGGAATTGTTTAACCAGTGGATAATCGATATAAATAAAATTACTATTTGGAATAATGTAAATATTTGATTGTAATAATGTTTCATTTGAGAAATGATTGGACATCTCTTTCGCACATTCAAACTTCTGTGTGGTTTTAAAAATTGTATTTTTTTTATTTTTTTTATAATATTTATTTGTATATTCCTGCATTTGTTGCTCTAAATTTTCGCTCATTTTATGATATATTAATATATTTCAAATTTATATTAATATATTGATTTAAATTTATTCTAGAGGTCAACGGACATTGATTTTTTATCCTTTCTCTTTTTTCTTGATTTTTTTTCTGGAATGGATTCTTCATTCACAACATCTTCCGTTTCGATTAATTCTTCTTCCTCTTCCTCTTCTTCTTTTTCTTCTCCTTCTGCAGATTTTTCCACCTCATTTTCTTGATTTTCTGTTTCGACTAATTCCTGAGTAGATTCTTCCTCAACCAACTTTACATTGTTTTTCATATCAGTATTCAGGCATTTTTTATTAAACATCACATCATCTATTTTATTATATGCGATTTCTTCTTCAGTATATTCCTCTTCTACATTTTCTTCACAAGCGGCTTCAATAATATCGTCTTGATTATTTGATTCAATCGTTTCATCATCACTTAAGTTATTTGTATCGCGTATTAATTCCATTGAAATATTGGTGGAAGTTTCAACGTTATCAATTATATCTAAATCTTCTTCCTTTAATATTTCATCGGATTGTATTTGTATATTATTCATTGGATTGGAAGATATTTGAATACGTTCTTCCATTAACATTCGATTCACATCTAATGTATAAGATTGAAGTTTCATAACAATTTCCTTTAGGTTGTTAATTTCTTCCGCCATCAGTTGGGTTCTATAATCAAATTCAGAAGATTGTTCAGTAACTGTTAGTTTTAAATCTTCGCGTAATGTTTCAATCATATTTGTATTTAATTCCATATTTAATTCAGAATTAACCGAATTTGTTGGAGTAACGGGTACTTCAATTTTATTATCAATAATTGCCTTTTCCAAAACCAATAATCGTTTATCAAAAACAGTAATTACTTGTTGTAAAGACATGGGTTTTTTATAATCAACCGGTTTGGTTTGTGTTACCTGCGCGGACGATTGACTTGATAGTGGGTTATGTAATTGGCGAACCGCTTCATTCTGTAAATTTTCAGTAGTTCTATTAACACGACGCTGACCTGGTTCAATGTTATTAGAAACATTATTCGATTTAAATAGGGGCGATGCAACCACGTTACCGGCGCGACGTCTTTTAGCAGCAGATATAGAAGATGTACTCATTTTATAAATCGTATATAATATTGTTTACGAAAAGCAATATTATGTTTTAACGAATATTATTATGCTATCATTTTCATTTTTATCGATTGATGATGTTTATATTCAATATCGGCTAAAGTATATTCCCGGATATTCTTAAAATTATTATTTTAGTGATAATTTTATAAGTAAAATATATATATATATGCGAATCAGTAATATTGTTTTATTCTTTACAATGATAATCATTATACTTTATAATTTATGGTATACACAAGTCCAAGAAGGGTTTCACCAAAATACTAATCCATCATTTCCTATAGATATTGTGTATACTTGGGCAGGTGAAAAAAATGATACAACAAATGCACGTATTTCAAATAATAATGAATTGAAATATAGTCTACGTTCGGTAATGAGATATGCACCTTGGGTTAATAGAATATATATATTAATGAATCCACCAAAAACAAAACCCAGTTGGTTTAATGAGTTGTATTCAGAAAAAATAACGATAATAGACCATAATGATACATTTGTCCAACAAAATCATTTACCGACCACTAATTCAAATTCAATCGAAACAACAATTGTTAATATTCCTGAATTATCGGAACATTTTATTTACTTCAATGATGATTTTTATTTAGGCAATAATGTTTCCTATTTGGATTTTTTCAACCATGATGGTAGTAAAATCGTTGTAGATAAAGATCGTATTAAAAATTGCAAATCAATGCAGATTGATGATAAAGATAAAAAACTGAATATCGATTTACCTATCTATTGCGGTATATCACATCATATACCCTTCGCTAATACAAAAAGCATCATCAAAGAATTTCAACACAAATATAGCGATTATATTGAATGGGTAAGAAATATTAAACAGCGAAGGGGTACCGGAGGAGCCTATTGTAACGAACAAAATTTACATAAATGGTGTCAACAGCAACATGGTTTAATTGCGAAATTTGCATATGATAATGGATACGCCACGATACGTACTTTCTCGCCCACAGATATTATTTATGTAGATTATCAGTATGATCGAGATTTACAAAAATTAGATTATATTTATCGAGCTAACCCCAAATTTTATTGCATTAATGATGTTAATATAAAAAATATAACAGACAGACAAAAGTTTTACAATCGCGTGAATAAATTTATGGAAAAATATTATGATACATCGCCGTTTTTTGAAAATTAACAATCTTTAAAGACAGTAAAATATATATATCCACTATATACAGATATAATGGATATTCTTCAAGATGTTCGCGATATAACAAAAAAATCTTTTATTTCCCATGTATTTTCAACAACGGATGAAGGAAAAGCAGAGGTATTAAATATTGTACAATACGCTACTTTAGGCATATTTCCTATTGTTTTATTGAATAAACTTGTACAGCGCTTTATACCAGAAGCAGACGATGATAAATCAGCATTAGAACTTTTAGTCGAAATTTTTCTTCAATTAGTTATAATGTTTTGCGGAATAATAATTATTCATAGAACAATTAGTTATTTTCCAACATATAGTGGATTCAAATACGAGAATCTAACGTTAACCAATGTAGTTTTAGCATTTTTAGTTATAGTATTAAGTATTCAAACTAAATTGGGCATTAAAGTTAACATTTTAACTGACCGTGCATTGGAATTATGGAACGGGTCGTCAGAAAAAGAACCTGTTAAAAAACGAGGTTCTATGCACGCACCAAGTCAATCTGATTATTTTGATAATATGGGGGAATCGATGGGAATGCCTCCCCCACCAGTTGTAACAAGTAAATCAAGTGGCGCGGCTCAAAAACGGGAAGAATCTCACGATTTTGGTGGACCTCAAGCAGCAAATGGTGTATTGGGTGGATCATTTGGTTCATTTTTTTAAATTCTTGCTAAGATATATGTAATTTAACCGGTTTAAATTACATAATTAAAATATAATTAACTACTAGTATGTTTAATTATAAATCGAAGAAAAATGAGACTACCGAATTTAATTCTCAAATAAATGATTTAAAGAACGATTTACTCAAACTAAAGCGTAATCGAAATAAAAATAACAGTGATATATTTTATAATAAAGAATTTGTTGATACATTTAAAGAACGTGCCCCGGCTAAAAATTTTAATATGATTTCAAGTTATCCCATTACAAAGATGGATGATAAATATTTACACCAAAAATTTAGATCGAAAAATAATTCCCAAATAAGAATGATTAATAGAACAATCAACTGTGAAATAGATGAATCATTTTGTCTTAAATTTGAAACAACAACTAATAGTACCAATATCGAACCAATAAAACCAGTATATATAAATGATAATTTCTATGATAACGAAGATGACGATGATGATGACGATGACGAGACGGTTGATCATACTGAAAATATAGATATTGATAATATATTTTTACAAATAAAACCAAAAGGCCTCAGTGCAAATACGTATAATAACAATAATATTAATGAAGAAGTATTTGATATAAATCCAAATAAGATAGATAAACAAAAATTAAAAACATATTTAACAAATGGAAATGTAATCGATAAGTATGAATATGTTCCCATTGAACAAAAATTAAAACCGGTAATACCACTCGTTTGTTATACGACTTGGCATACTTCAAATTTACCACCATTGATGAAAAAAAATTACAACGAATTGTGTGATAATAATAAAGAACTAGAATTCCGTTTTTTTAATGAAACAAAATGTAGAGAATTTATTCAAAATAATTTTCAGGACGAAGTATTATATGCATACGATTGTCTTGTTCCGTCTTCATACAAATCAGATTTGTGGCGTTTTTGTGTATTATATATAAATGGAGGGGTATATTTGGATATAAAATATAATACCATAAATTCCTTTAAATTAATCGATTTATGTTATTCTGAACATTTCGCATTTGATCATTGTGGAAAAAATTTAGATTCAATTTGGAACGAAAATGAATTCGGAATTTATACAGCATTAATTGTTACAAAACCGCAAAATATAGTTTTACGGAAGTGTATTGACCAGATAGTTAATAATGTATCGACTAATTTTTATGGTAAAAATGCTTTATATCCAACTGGTCCCGGAACTCTAGGTCAAAAATATTTTGAAACTTATTATGACGAAAATATGAAATTTATTGAAAATGTACAATTATTTCATCATGAAAAATCAAGTTCTATTATTTATAATAATATGGAAATAATAGACATATATAAATCATATAGAGATGAACAAAAGGAATACCAAAATAATGTACATTATAGTGAATTATGGAAACAAAATGCGATTTATAACAAGAATTATAATATTTTACATAAAAAAATAATTAAGAATAAACAGCCAAATTTACCCAATGTTTTGTGTATAATACATATTGGAAGCTATCATATATTTATGAAAATGAAAAAATATATTGATAATTTGGTTCTCGCTAAATATGATGAATATAATTTGGATATTTATTTTAATATAATAGATACAATACGTCAGGAACATATCGAAAATATAAAAAAAGAGTACCCGGAAGAGAATTTTATTATTTCAGAAAATTACGGTTTTGATATTGGAAGTTTTTTTCATACATTACAAGTAATAAAAACATACAATGAAAAATATGATTATGTTATAAAAGTACATACTAAAAGTAACAATGATATAAGAGAGTCTATTATGGAACCATTATTCGGAAGCATAACAAAAATTCGCGAAATAACCCAATTATTTCAAAATAATAAAGATATCGGTATGATTGCTGCAAAAAAAAGTAGATGTATAGATAACCATAGTGATTTTTTACGTAATAAAAATTATTTGCAACAATTATTAAATTGGTATTTTCAAGAAACGACAAATGCGATAAAGCAACCATATTCTACCGGAACTATATTTTGGATTCGATTTGATATTTTACAAAATACATTCTTTAAATATAATATTTCCAATATTTATAATTCATTTAATAACATTTATACATTTGATTGTAATTGGTATTACTTTGCTAATAAAAATGATCTCGGCGATATACCGTACGATAAGGTTAAGATATATGAACATTATTTAAAAAACCATAATAAATTAAAACTTTCTGGAAATATTTTTCATGCATTAAAATATAAAACGAACAGTCAACCAATTCGAGATGGTATGATTGAACACACATATGAACGATTTTTTGGATATATTATTCATAGGTTAAAATACCAATTAAAATTTATTAATTGATCATATCTATGGAATTTACCATCTCCATTTGTTTGATTGATTTCTCTACTAATTTTTTACGGTCTAATCCATTAAATAAGTATTCTGTTTTGGGTACTTGTTCATTACGTTTAATTTGCTTGTACACAGAATTAATTTGACTTGTTACATTTTTAATCACCATCTTATTTGGTAAAATAGATATGGTTGTATCACTTGATTCAGTTATTAATTCAATTGCATAATACAATAAATATCTACGTTTTTTTGATGTAGCATCGGTAAATTTAATAGTAAATAATTTGACCAATGCGGCGATATTTTTATGAATAAGTGGATTTCGATTTAATATAGCATAATGAAAAATAATATCCCATATTATCCATACTATATTTGAACGATATTTATTATCGGTTGTATAACTCCTAGGTTCGCACAATATTTTTATTTTTTTCTTCTTGCAAATGGATTCAAATTCTAAGCACCATTCTAACCAATAGCCCGCATTCGCCATATTTGAACCTTTTTCGGATAAAGCAAATGCGAATTCATTCATTGCTATAAATAACTCGCGCGGATCCTTTTTTTTGAATGTTTCTTCGACATATGTTATGTCGTCCGCTTTTAATTTTGTAGCGATTTGTGTAGAATCAAAATCGGTTTCTGACTTAATTTTTATTTGTTCGAAACTGGGTTTTTTATTAGAATAAGATAATACACACATTATTTCAGAAAATACTTGTCTGATCGACTGGTTATTTCGAGCATCAATATCGGAAATAAATGTACCCTGATTCATAATATTTTTAAATATATTATAACGCATTTCAATATAAATAGCTATGTTTGGATTCCCCAGATGAATATACTTAGATATATAGTATAAAATTATTTCCCAAAGATCAGCAAAATGTCCGGCACATATCATTTCGCCTGACCAATAACAAGCAGGTTCTGTATTTTGACCTAACAAACATTCAATTAACTTTTGTTTAACATCCGTTTTTTTATAATTGGAAAAAGTAATTCCTTTGAAATCGGATGATGATCGTATATCATTTATTTCGTATAATTCGTCGTGTTTATTAGCCGGTTCTTCTGTTTTATGAATTTTTATAGGAGGGTCTATTATATCGGGATGATATTGTAAATTCGTATTTTCCGTGTTCATCTTTAATATATAATAATAATAATATAAATATAATTTTATATTATTATTTATCAATAATGAATAAAATATGGTGCAAAATAATGCATTATAATATCGGTGTTAATTATTATGATAGTGATCATTTACTAAACTCAACTGATAAATGGAACGATGTTTATCGGAATAAATATTATTATTCATTAATTAGTAATCACGGTATCATTAATCAATATATTTTTACAATAACCAATAAACAGACATATGGAGGCACGCAACGGGTGTCTCATAAATCTAGACTACGACATTGGATTGATATAGTAGAAAACCCATTTTTTTCTATAGAAAATCGCACGAGTCTATGGAACAATTTTATAAAAACTCAAAAAATGTATTATATTCTTGGTAAATTTGTTAATATATGTAAGATAAAATCGTTAACAGTTAAAGTAAATACGGATTTAAATTTAAATGTGATATCGTTACAACCGAGTCAATCTATTTATTTGTTTCAAGATGGGTCTCTGTATTATTTTACAATTAGCGATTTGATAAATATAACAAATTCCGCGTTAACCTATTCTTATCAATTTTTTTCCGAGGCGTATTGTCCAAAAAATCCATATACGAATAATGAATTTTCTTATTCTATATTGTTGAAAATATATTATTCGATTCGATTCTCTTATTATAAAATGCCGATGTTACTTGAAATGTTTTATAGAAGCAATTTTAATATAAAACATTTCATGAAAGTCAATGATTTTTTCATACGTGAAGAATGTATTAAATGTTTTATGAAGAACGCAGATATCAATGATCACTATGAATATATTGAAGAAATGTTTTCATTAAAATATTGTAAAAAAAAGTTTGTCTTTGACGATGAATTTCCAAAAAGTGTGATTGTACAATCAATGAAACCATACTTATTTATGTATATCATTTCTGAATATTCATTGCGATGTTCACAAAAAATAATGGAATATAGAATTATGTTGCGACATTCGCTACTCAAATTCAGAGACGATAATCCTCAATTTGGAAGAAAAGTAGTTAAATTAAAAAGAGAATTTTCGTTTGCGAAAAAACGAAATGTAACAATATCTAAAGGTGTTGAATATATTACCGATTATAAAGAATGTAGAATAGTATTACCCACATATAGAGAGTTAATTTCAGAAATAGTATTCAAAGATGATTCGGATGATGAATCCGACGATGATGATGATGACGATGAATCCGACGATGATGATGATGATGATGATACTGAAAGTGTAATAAATATAGACAATAGCCATAGTGCGACACGAATTAATATAGTTGAAAGTAACTCCCCGCGAGAAATGAGCATAGCCAGTGATTCGGATGATAATTCATTTCTCGATAGCGATACAGAGAGTATCTCGTAAAAAATGAATTTAATATAATTTAGATGTTTTTATGAATATATATATATATATATAAATGGTAAACACACGAAGAAAACGTAATAATAAACAGAAAAAGAATACACAGAAAAAACGACGTAATAAACAACGGAAACAAGATAATAGACGTAGAAAACTTATTATGAAAAAAATGTTTGGTGGCGTAGATGATATATATAGAGGTCCTATGGTAGGAAAAGGTTCATTTAAAAAAGTGTATAGATATACTACAGCGCCTGCCCCCGTACAAGATAAACTATTAGTCGAAATCGAAATTGATAACATATACGAAGACTTTGATTATTTGGTTTCTGAAGCAAAATTAGAAAATATGTTATTAGAACAACTATATGCGTCGAAAAAAGTTCCTGTTGTAGAAGTTAGCGGATATACTGAAAAGAAGGAAGAAAATAAAACAATTATTAGTTATACTATTGAAGAATGTGGATTAAACTTACACAAGAAAGAGTATAAAATATTCGGGGATTTATTGTTAAGTGAACGCACTGATCAAGTCATACCTTTTTTTGAAAACATAATAAATTGTTCTATCTTTAATATAAACACAATAGAAGAGGGAGATTTGAAACTTGGTCAAGGTTTATATTTAAATAAAGACTGTACGCCGGCGAATTTTTGTTATCAATATAGTCATAATAGAACTGATGTTAAAGTTATGGATGTAGGAATTCAACATGTCAACCAAATCGAATCTCGGTTTGAAGAAAGAGCAAAACTTTATGTATTTATACTTTATTGTGGAATAATAGTTAAGTATTATGATACAAATGGTGATAATAAAAATAAAATATGCGACAAATTAAAAAAATTATCTTTAGATTTATTTACAAAATCCAGTGATCTACAAATATTGTTAACTTCTATTGGTAATAACAATGAGCTGATGTTTATGTTACTACATTATTTATTAAATGTAACATCAGAACACGAGGATTATACAAAATTACAAAACGAAGGTCTAACAGGCCATGCTATGAAAAGTTTTCTTCTCCGGTATATGGATCAAGCTTTTTTCCCAAAAAAGATTGAAACTAAGAAAAGAACAACAAGACGAGGACTCCCCCGTACTGAAAACATAATAGGAACTACTCCAACTGTGGCCGGAGTAGCCCAAATGCTACAATCCTTATCGGCAAATCAGTCAGAACTTCCATCAAGTGCAAAGCTACCACCCATCAACACATCTAACCCATATAAGATTTAAATAAAAAAATATTCGTATAAATCCATTTTTTAATGGATTTATAATAGATAAAATTATTCGATTACTAAACGAGGAACCACATTAATTGTTTGTAATTCTTGAGACATTAGTTTGTAAGCATATGGAATATTAACAAGTGCGAAATCCGTAGTATTATCGCATGTTTTACAATTATGAATTGTAAAATTGTCGTTAGCAAATGATTTTTTCTTACCGTCATTATATGACGCTATCATACCACATCGTTTACAAATATGAACGCTATATTTATCAGATACATCAAACAATCTCTCTTTGCAAAATCTTGATATACCGTGCGATAACATAACGTCCCTTTCCATCTCACCAATTCTAAACCCACCATCACGACTTCTTCCTTCTGCCGGTTGACGTGTTAAATTTACCATTGGTCCAATAGAACGACTATGTTGTTTATCATTTACCATATGCTTCAACCTTTGGTAAAATACTGGTCCCATAAAGATAGATGTTTCCATTTGAGCACCAGATAATCCGTCATATAATATTTCATTACCATAACTTTCATATCCTATCTTTTGAAGCTCAGTGGCGATTTGCTTAATGTCTAGATTACCAAAACTAGTTCCGTCACCAAATAATCCCAATTCTAGTAAAACTTTTCCCAGTAATGTTTCTTTCAATTGTCCAATGGTCATTCTTGACGGAATTGCATGAGGATTGATAATAACATCAGGACGCATTCCGTCTTTTGTAAACGGCATATCGCATTCAGGAATAATATTACCAATAGTACCCTTTTGTCCGTGCCTGGATGATACTTTATCTCCCAAAACAGGTTTCCTAAACGTTCGAATGCGAACCTTTGCGAAATTATATCCATCGCCATTTCTTCCGGTATAATTCTTATCAATATAGGTTTCTTCGGAAGTACGAAAACTTTTACTCTGATCTTCATATTTGATTATCTTTGTTGGATCATTACGATTTTCCTTGATTGGTACAATCTTAGCAATAATCACATCGCGATTTTCAACAAGTGTGTCTTCTGGAATAAATCCCTGTGCGTTTAATTTGTCGTAATTACCAAACTTTACACCTTTTGTTTTTGCGGGATTCGGCTTGCATCTAATAATTTCATCACGGATAATATTTTTGTCCTCATCCTTTTCGGTGTGATATATAGTAGCACTAAACAACCCTCTGTCTATAGCACCCTTATTAATAAGCACCGAATCTTCTTGATTATAACCAGTATGAGACATGATCGCAACGTGTATTTGTGTTCCCGAAGGAATTTTGTTGAGTTTTATCATATTCATTAATCGTGTATCAACAATCGGTCTGGATGGATAACTTAACACATATGCGGTTTTATCCATACGTTTATCATAATTCATAGCATATACACCCATTGCTTGCTTACCCATAGCACATTGATATGTATTTCTAGGAGCTTGATTGTGATCCGGGAATGGGATACAAGATGCTACAACCCCGAAAATGAGACTAGAATGAATCTCGCAATGCGAATAATTCAATACTTGACCCTTTTGTACATATTCATTTTCCTTCGTTTTCATCGCAATTGTACAGTAATTTTGTTCTTCTGGGTCAATGTATTCAATTACGGACTTATCTAGTTTACATTCGGTTAATAGATCATTCCACGTTAATTCGTTATTTGATAATTTATTTATAATATCCATGGTTATAAGCGCCTTGTTATTTTCGACCCGTAATACCGGACGTGTTACACGACCTCCGTCATTGCAAATACGGATTTCAAGAACTTTATAATCGAAAATAATTGATGTGTATATATTGATAATTCCTTTACACTTTTTATCGTGAATATCATTATAAAATTCGATTGGAGTCTCTGTTATACCAACCCAACAACCATTAATAATAACCCTTACTTTTCCATATAACTGTTTGGCGTCCGCATCGTCGAGAGTAATTATATTTGGTAAAATATATTCATATAACGTATCGCTTCTACTTGGAATAGTTATATGAGCCATATAACTAATGTTTTTAACTATACCAATAGATTGCCCTTCTGGTGTTTCTGCTGGACATAAGAACCCCCACGTTGAATTGTGCAATTTTCTAGGTGCAATTAATTCTCCACTTTTTTCTAGGGGAGTATTGATTCTACGCAAATGACTCAAACTTGATGCATATGTAAGTCGATTTAGTACCTGTGCTACTCCAACTTTACTTGAATTTGCCTGTTTAATACTAAAATCACCAGTTGATAATGCTCTTGCAATACCATTTTCAATGGTCATCGATTTCATAATTTTATAAATATTCGTCATGTTAATAATATTCTCGTAATCTTCCGAAGAACGCCACGAACCATTGTTGATTTCACGTACAATTTGTTTTTGCATTTCTTTGACCAATTTATTGAAATAATTTCTGAAAAGATTATTCAATAAAGTTCCAGTCAATTCAATTCGCTTGTTAGCATATGAATCACGATCACACGGAGGAAACCATCCCATACTTGTTTGGAGCAACTTTTTAGCCATATATCCTAACATATATAGTTTTTGTGTCTTTGTTTTGCAATGGGGGTATAAATCATTTATTAAAATATCGGTTGCGAATTCACGCTTCTTTTGTATTCCCTTCTCACGATCCATATTAATGGGCGTATATGCTACTTGATTTACAATATAATCGAACGCACTTTCTTGTGTTGTATATTTATTAGCATCTATAATCGACGCCTGTAAACAATCAGTCAATATTTCTTCATCCTTACTCTCAATATCGAGAATAATATATTCGCAAATCGCTTTATCACTCATTATACCAAGTGCTCGGAATAAAACAAACAATTCAATAGGCTGTTTAATTCTCGGAATTTGAATATAAAGACCATAACCAAAACCATTATTTTTACTCGCAATCATCATTTCAATCTGCTTTGGTGAAATACATTTATAATCGGGTACCGATTTTATTTCGGCATACCAACTCCATTTTGTAGTGTTTTTTCCATCAAAGCAAGATACGCGGTTTTCTGCAGCACGTTCTTGACCCAAAACTGTCTTTTCTGAACCCTTTATAACAAAATAACCGCCACAATCCATTTCACATTCACCGGACAATGACGGATGAATGTGACCATTCTGCTTTAATACACAAATAGATGATTTCACCATAATAGGCATTTTACCAATATTAATCTTTGGTAGTACTTTATTGATGATTCTGGGATTATCCATTGATTCGGAATTTCGAATGGTGTATTTAATATTTAAATCAATAGCCATATTTGACGCGTAGGTGAAATTCCTGATTTTTGCTTCATCGGGTAACATAATTTTTGTAGCACCATTGTTTTCGTGAATTTGAGGTGGATATAATTTAAAGTTACTGAATGAAATTTCAATTTCCAACAAATACATTTCCTTTTCCGCAATATAATCATTTTCTGAACGTATAGTTACCGTATTAAACATCTGAATCGTTTTAAATAGTTGGTAATTTATAAAATGATTATAAGATTCGATTTGATGACGTACAAGACGTTCCAAATGCTGTCCTTTAAAATAAGATTCTATAATTTCAAAAGGCTCTTCTATATAATTATGTAAATTCGATAATACATCATCTTTAACATTATTATGTATCGAATCAATCTCTGATTTTTCTACATCCGTTTTCACCAACTGTTCGATTATATTTGTAGTAGCATTCTTCTTAGGCTTTTTAATACGAATTGTTTTACCGACCGGTCTCGAAATTGGTAACATAGTTTCTCTATGTATACCCGAATCTAGTTGAATAGTTGACTTCATTGTTTTGTTACTCAATTATTACACTATACTTCAAATCAATTTTTTATGTTATTTATAAAATAGTATATTTGTTTTAAATATGATGTAAAATAAATTAAAAGGAATTCCTATAATTATATAATGAATGCTTCAAAATTTGTAGATATATTGGATTCTGAACAAAATCGGAGAGATAATCAATATGTTGATTATCTAAATATTATTAAAATGTGTGATTTTCATTATAATCAGCAACATTATAGCAGTTCTGTTTTTTGTAATCAAATTACCAATCAATATACGTCTATTTATGGACCACCCGGAATCATAGAACCTATAAAATTGCCGCGATTACAAACAGATATCGATTTGCTTTCGAATCGCTTATTCGATACATCATTGTATATTACAAAATCTCCTGAAATATCACCTGAAATATCTCCCGAATCATTGATAAAAAAAACGAAAAAAATAGATATTGATGTTGATATTCAATGTATTTCCGATTTAATTTCAATTGTCGAAAATTATACGTATGCGTCAGATACTGAATATAACATCGATTTGAAAGCACTTGTTAATATTAAAGAAGAATTAATTACTTTGAATTCTATGATAGGTCTTCAGCATTTCAAAAAACAGATACTTGATCAATTGTTATATTTTGTTCAAGATTTACATAAAGATAGCGAATCCGATTTTATGCATACGGTTCTTTGTGGTCCACCTGGTACAGGAAAAACCGAAATAGCAACTATATTGGGCAAAATGTATTCAAAATTGGGAATATTAAAAAAAAATTCATTCAAAATGGTTAATAGAAGCGATTTAGTTGCGGGATATTTAGGACAAACTGCTATAAAAACTAGTAAAGTTATAGAAGAAGCATTAGGGGGGTGTTTGTTTATCGATGAAGCTTATTCTTTGGCGAATAATTATGAAGGGGATAGTTTTACACGCGAATGTATTGATACACTTTGTGAATCATTAAGTAAATATAAAGGGGAATTGATGGTTATTATTGCCGGATATAAAGACGAATTGGAAAACACATTTTTTAAAGCAAATAAAGGTATGGATTCCCGATTTATTTGGAGATTTTACTTAGAAAAATATAATTATAAAGAACTCATCGCTATTTTTAAGAAAAAAACCAACGATAATAAATGGATTTTAGAAATTGACGATACCGATTTAAATAAATGGTTTCAAAAGAATAGTAAGGTATTTAAACATTTTGGTAGGGATATCGAGCAATTGTTTTCTTATATTAAAATAAGTCATGGACGACGTATATACGGAAAATCCTCCGAACTACGTAAACATATAATCATGGTCGATTTAGAAAACGGATTTAAACAATTTAATGATAATAATTTAAAACCGAAAAAAATGGAAATAATTGGACTGTATGTATAAAAAAATATTTTTACTTCTTGATCTATGTTAAGTATCAATAATGAATAAAACAATTTCTATTAATCCGGATTTATTTTCTACAGGTTCTTCAAAACGAACTTCAAGAAGGACGAAAACGAATGATAAAAAATCAAATATGGATATTAAAATAAAACCTCAAAAGGATAAAACAAAACAATTTCGGAAACAACATATATTACGTTTTTTAAGACAAAAACAAGAAGATAATTATAAAAAATTACTTGATAATAATAATAATAATAATAATAATAATCCACCTAAGAGAGAAAAACCTGTGGATGAAGGGTTTAACGGCGATTTCGATGAATCATTAAAATATTTAACGGATATTGCGAATAATTCTTCCAATAAACATAATTTTACTAGTAAAAATTATAATCAGACACAACCCAATGTCGTATCGTCCGTATTATCCCCTATTAATATTGATACGAGTTCTATATCGCATCGCGATTCTCAAATAAATTTATCACGTCCCAGTATTAATAATGCCTCTACACCAACATGGGGATGTTTAAAAAACGGTAGTTTACCAACGTTTCGCGATTGGAAAAATTCCACTCAAAAGGTGCATTCTTTAGGTGATTTAAACAACAAAAAGAATGAAATTTCTTGTATGATGAAACAACAAAATGAACCACCTAAACCAACATTAAACTTTATGAAACAAAAAAGAACGGTGAAACGAAAGTATACAGTCGGAAAATCCAAAACAATTTCAAAAATTACCGTTTTAGTTTCTAATAAAACGATTCGTAATAACATTATCAATAAAACACAAGAAATGAAATTAAAATCGATTGAAGAAATGAAACGATATTTAATAAAAAGAGGATTTATTCGGGTAGGTACAAGTGCCCCAAATGACGTAATTGGTAAAATGTTTGAAACCGCAAATCTGGTTTGCGGCGAAATTGAAAATCATAATGCAGATAATTTATTATATAATTATTTGAATGATACTCAATAATTTCTAATTATATATTTTACGCATTCATCCATCTCATAATATGATGTACAATGCATATCAACGGATTGGCTGTTATTGATAAATTTGAGGATTCGGTTAATTTACTATTTCTATCAATGACGTTTCTCGAAGGGATACAAAATTCATTATCGCGTTCACATTCCGTTAAATAATAATTATATTCATCGTAATTCTCGTCATTTTTTGTCTTTTTCTCGCTTTTTGTTATTTTTCTCTTATATGGATTTTCTTCTTTGCACGATTCGAATGAATCGTCTAGTGATACATATTGCCCATATCCATTGTCTATATCCACTTCAATCTGTTTCAATATTCCCATTTTTTTACTCATTCATTTGTTGTATAATGATTAGAAAATAATTAAAATATGATTATATCAATTTTATACGCAGTATATTATTTGCAATATATATATAAATATATATCTATATATCATATATCATGAGTGAGTCAATTTATAGTGAATATATTTCATTAACACAAAAATATTTTAAAAAATATGGTGAAAAATGTATCGTTTTATTACAAGTCGGTGCGTTTTTTGAAGTATATGGATTTCGCGACGATAAAGGTGATGTCCAAGAAAGTCAAATTTGTGAATTTTCTCGCATATGTAATTTAAATATTTCTGAAAAAAAAGCAAGCCATAATGAAAGACAAGTTTTAATGGCGGGGTTTCGAGATTATACTCTCGATAAATATCTGGAAAAATTAACTGGTGCAGATTATACCGCGGTTATTTATGTCCAAGAGAAAAAGGATGGTGAAATAAATCGCGTTTTCGACAGTGTTCATTCTGCAGGAACCTATATTTCATACGATACCGAAAACCAGGATAAGATAACGAATAATATAGCGTGTATTTGGATTGATGTCTATAAACCCGTTCTGCAAAACCGGAATGTTCTTTACAATATGTCCAAGACTAGGGAAAACTTAATTTGCGGTATCGCTATTGCTAATATTTTTACAGGTACATCGTATATCTCGGAATTTCAACAACCACTTTCTATACAACCTACTACTTTCGATGAACTTGAACGGATGATTGCTACACATTCTCCAAGTGAAATTGTTTTTATCTCCCCATTTGTCCAAGATGATATAAATCAAATATTACAGTATTCCGCAATTAATAGCAGAACGGTTCATTGTATCAATAGTTTAGAATCCGAAAAAGTTGCTAAATGCTCCCAGCAAAAATATATATCACATATATTGAGTAAGTTTTACGGCGAAGATTCCATTAATTCCTGTGCCGAATTTAATATTTACCCTACGGCAACGCAATCATTTTGTTATTTATTGGATTTTGTCCAAGAACATAATCCTAATCTTGTGAAAAATATTTCAACGCCCGTTTTTCATACAAAATCGGAAATGGTATTGGCTAATCATACATTGAAACAACTAAATATTATTGATGATAATTCATTTGATGGAGTTCAACACGGACATTTATCTTCAGTAAATTCTTTCTTGAATAAATGTTGTACCTCTATGGGAAGACGAAAGTTTTATTCACAATTAGTAAATCCAACCACAGACGTAAAGTGGTTGAATACAGAATACGATATGACGAATATAATGCTATCGGAATCAATGGTTGATACAATTTCGCCGCTACGAAAACAATTAACACAAATGAGAGATATTGAACGTATTTGTAGACAAATTGTTATGCGAAAGATATACCCATCGTCCATTTTTTATCTTTATCAATCGATTCAATTAACGTGTACTTTATATAATGCATTATCTACAAATGAAAAATTAGAAGATTATTTGAATACAAGTCAATGTGATATATATAATTCATGCATTGCGATTATGAAATATATCGATGAGGTTTTATATATCGATAGATGCCGCAATGCATCTTCTATGACTATTTTTGATGAATGTATTGTGAAAGAAGGCGTTAATCAAGAATTAGACGATTTGATTAAAACATCAAGGGATAACGGTGATTTATTCGCATATATTCATACATTACTGAATAATGCTGTTCGTAAACAAGACAATAAAGAAAGTGGTTCCATTGAATATGTTAAAATTCATATTACGGAAAAATCAGGAACAAGCCTTCAAATAACAAAAAAAAGAGGACTTTTATTAAAATCGTTTATTCAAACTATGGGTAATACCGAAATAGACGGGGTAAGTAATACAAAATGGTCGGATATTAAATTATCTTCGGCCTCTAATACTTGCGATGAAATCGAATTTCCAACATTGACCAAGATTTGTAGAGATATGTTGCATCAAAAAGAATACATGAACAAACTTATAGCCATTTCATATCAACAAATATTAGAATCCATCGAAAATGATTTTTATGAAAATTTAGAACACATTGCTCATTATATATCAAAGGTTGATGTTATACAAAATAAAGCACATATAGCCAAGGAATATAAATATTGTTGTCCAAGAATCGACGAAGATGCCGAAAAAGCATTTGTTGATGTAAAATCACTTCGTCACGTTTTAATTGAACATATTCAAACACAAGAGATATATGTCGCGAATGATCTAGCTTTAGGGGAAAGTACACAAAATGGCGTTTTACTTTACGGCACAAATGCTGTAGGAAAAACCAGCTTTATACGAGCCTTAGGTATTTCGGTGATTCTCGCACAAGCCGGCATGTTTGTACCCTGTAGTCAATTCGTATTTAAACCGTATACATCGATTTTTTCACGTATATTAGGTAACGATAATTTGTTTCGAGGTTTATCTACATTTGCCGTTGAAATGTCTGAATTACGTGTTATTTTGAAATTATCTGATGAAAATAGTCTTATTTTGGGTGATGAATTATGCTCAGGAACTGAAACAGAATCCGCATTAAGTATTTTTGTTTCGGGATTAATGGAAATGCATAAAAAATCTTCCTCCTTTATTTTCGCAACACATTTTCACGAAATTATTAATTATAGTGAGATAAAAGATCTCGCATTATTATCATTTAAACATATGGCTGTCCATTATGACCGCGAACTAGACGCTTTGGTGTATGATCGTAAATTAACAGATGGACCTGGAAATCGAATGTATGGTTTAGAGGTTTGTAAATCGTTACATTTACCCGATGAATTCTTAGAACAAGCATATGTTATTAGAACAAAATATTTTCCAGATACAAAAGGCGACCTTTCTCATTCTATTAGCAAAAAATATAATGCTAAAAAAATCAGAGGAATATGTGAATTATGTAATAAAGAAATTGGGACAGAAATACATCATTTGAATCAACAAAAATTTGCCGACGATGATGGATATATTACAAAAGAAGATGGTAATGTTGTTCATAAAAATCATCCAGCTAATTTAATGTCTATATGCGAAGAGTGTCACGACAATTATCACGAAAATGACGAAGAATTCATACTAACTCGCAAAAAAACAAGTAAAGGGTATAAAATTGAAAGACTTTAATCTATATTTATTATATACAATTATCGCACATCTACAATAAAATGTCCAGCCCTTTTGACCAATCCACGTCTTATATTATAACCGCTATATCTCCAAATGGAGACACGAAAATTGATAATTTAACGTTGTCTAATATACATCGTGACGGAGTTGTTTACAAAGGGACAGATACCAATGGAACCGAACATATATGGAATTGTAGGTTCGAAACGTTCTACAATATAAAAATAGATACGGTCAATGAAATAAACAATGACTCTGTTATACCAGATGGTGGGATCAGTTATACCGAAGATGATATCAAAGAAGCCGAAAGATTGAAAATGAGTATAGAAGATATGTTTGAGATGTATGATGAAATGAATAATTATGAACCGGATGACCCGGGACATAATTGCGAAGAATGGCCATTTGGTGGGTACAATGGAGGATATGAAGATGAAGGATTAGAAGAGTCGATGCATTAGCGTTTTATGTAAATTATTAAGTATATTTTTCATAAAAAACGGTTATATTCGGGGTATCTTATATAAATATTATCTAAAATCGGGGTTCCACGTTTTACAACCATTACAAATGTTTTGTATATGTTTATTATCAACTCGCGGGGAAGGCATCATCTTGGAATGTTCAAAATCAATTATCCATATTTTTCCATTTTTATCTTCTATGAAATTATAACCCGTTAAATCAGGATATTCTATATTATGTAATACTAAAGTACGCACTATTTTAATCACTTGATCAAATATTTTATCCGGAATATCAGTAGCTTCTTCGCCGTATTGATCTGATAAATTATTATTATCGACTTTATTCATAACCATAATATGGGCTTTATCGTCATAATCTATGATTTCTGGTACATTCACAATATTTAATCGGTATACATATTTTTGCATAAAATATTCTTTGTGACTTACATTTGTTTTTATATATACGTTAGGATTTCCGTGATAGTTTTCCATGACTGTAGGTATAATGATACACCGTTTTGTTTTATTATAATCAATTTTGTTGTAACGGTCAAATACGCCGTTTCCGGGTATTTTCTATGTCGTCTGGACTTGTTTTGTATACCTTTGGACATTTACGTTCGCACAGAATATAATAAAAAGATATAAATATATTTTTACTATATAGAATATCATAATGATACAATCATATATTACCCAAATGTTTGGACTAATTGGTAAAGATGATGAAAAAATTAATGAATTTATACCCGATTATTTTGTTTACACGGATGGTGCTTGTTCCAATAATGGTCGAACAAATGCGTTAGCCGGTATAGGTATTTTTCTTGGACACGATGATCCTAGAAATGTGTTTGAAATTGTAGAAGGAAAACAATCAAACAATACTGCTGAGCTAACTGCGATTATAAAAACCTGGCCAATTATCAAACACGATGTTTTATCGGGGAAAAAAATAACAATTGTATCCGATTCTATTTATGCGATAAGATGTGTCTCTAGTTATGGCGAAAAATGTGCACAGAATTTTTGGAATAAAGAAATACCAAATAAAGAGTTAGTGAAAATTGCCTTTGAAATATATCACGACCAACAGAATGTACAATTTATGCATATTAAAGCACATACAAATCATCAAGATGTACATTCTCTAGGAAATGATGGTGCAGACATGTTAGCAAATAAAGCGATCGGACTCGAAAGTTGCCCTTATGATAAACCCGATAAGATTTATTTGACCGTACCGTTCGCGAAAAAAGACGAAGTAAAAAGTATGGGGGGTAAATGGGATGCTAAAAAAAAAAAGTGGTTTATTTATGGTAATAATGAACATAAATCGCATTTATTAGATAATTTCTCATAATACAATATATTAGTATGACTGAAACAATCAAAAAACGAAGAAAAACAGTAAAAACATTAAAAAAACGAAAAGGAGGGGGTATGTTTGATTGGGTTATGGGCGCCCAATTATTTAGAAAAGGAAAATATGATAATTGGTTAGAAGAAAGGCTTATTTTACATCATAATGATATGGATTATGTTCAAAAAATACGTACACAATACGGGTATGATAAAACAAATTTACTTGAATTTACACAAAAATCGATACAGGAACGTGCTTGTAAAAAAGGGGTCGATGCTATGAAATTAATAGCACCTGGATTAAAAACATGCCCCAAATAATTTTATAGTTAAATTGTAATCGTTTTTTCGTTTTGTGTACATACTGACCCTGGGATGTCTGTTTTTGTAATGTTTTTTATCTGTGTGTAAATAATTTCTACATTCTTGGTACTACTTAGTTTTGAATATTGTTTACAAAGAATAGCACCCTGTTTAATAATATATCGCAAATCCTTTTTCTTAAGATCATCCTCTAATTTAGCAATTACGTGACTGGAAGAATGACCTTTTACATGAAACCAAATATGATAATCTTCTGCATCGTCAATTAATTCAAAATTCTCATCGGCGTTTTTTCCCACCACATATTCAACCTCTATCTGAAGTTGAGGAAATGAAATTGTTTTTTCAATCGGCATTTTGTTAGTTATCTTATATATGTTAAATAACAAAAGAATTGATGGGGGTTCAATTTTATGTGCAATTTCCATAACATTTCCCCTGAAAATAATAGACATCTCTGTTTTTTATCGTCGTATCACTGTAAACTAAAGCGTTTGTTGGTCCTTGCTCGTTACCTTGGACGCATTTTTCATCGCCAACTAACACACAACAACTGGTGGTCGCACATACACCTTTGGGTAAATTTTCGCATTTTTCATTAATATTTTCCATCATATTATTTGATAGATCGCAAAAACCCTTTTTATTAAATTGATTTACTATCTCAGGTTTTGTCGTAAATTTATTATTCATATAATTAATATCTGTATATGATGGATTGTACCCAAGACCACCGTATTTTACTGTACCGGGTTCATAATAAATCGGAGATGGAGTAACATTATTAACGTCAAGACCCTTTATTAAAGAATCCGGTTGTATGGTATCGGTATATGTTCCAGAAGTCGATGAAGTATTTTTACACAAACCAGAATCAGAATTTGGAACTTCACCGCACATATCAGCAATTGTTTTACTCCTATATTCTTTTGCTAATTTTAACGCCTCGTCCGCGTTTTTACAATTTTCAGATGTAGGATCATTCGTTTTATCGCATTTTAACGAGGACGCCTTATCTCTATATTCAGTTGCTATTTTTTGATTAAATTCGATTACCAAATTTTGGAGATTTGAAATTAGTGTATCATCTAATTTATCATTCTTTTTTACCATTTGTTTATAAATTTCAATACCTTCTTTATATATATCAATCGATTGATCATACTCTAAATCTATACTAAAACCATCACCTTCTCTCATTATAGTATTTAATTTTTGTAAAATATTTTCGGGAGTTACATTATTCGTTTCCCCCACTGGACTTGAAAGTGTTCCTTTGTTTTCTGTTTCATCTTGAGACGTTTCCCCGACTGGACTTGAAAATGTCCCTTTGTTTTCTGTTTCATCTTGATACGTTTCCCCGGCTGGACCAGTAATTGTCCCAATATTTTCAAGCCCTTCTATTTTTTTCACCCATAAACTATCGATTTGTGATTTAAATATGAAATAACTAGTCGACAATGCTAATAATAACACTAAAACACATTGAATTATTTTTGTATTTGCGGATGTCGTGACGTTTACTAATGATATACAACTGAATTTACCTAAATACGAGGGTTTTAGCGTAGTAATTAATAATAAAATTATTGATATTATTACTAATTTCATTCTTTGTATTATTTAGACATATTAATAATGATAAAATTGAATTAAAAACTTCTATCTATTTATTATTACAATATAGAACACAAATGATCATTCCTATTAAATGTTTTACTTGCGGAAATGTTTTAGCCGATAAATATCGCTATTATCAAGCAGAAGTGCGTCGCATAAAAATACAAAAAGGTACCAATATTGAAAAGGTTGTCTACTTAACAAAGGATAATATTGAAAAAACACCCGAAGGTACTGTGTTGGATAATTTAAATCTTACCAATGTCTGTTGTAGACGACATATATTAACTCATGTTGATATTGAATAATTCGGATGTAGAATAATATTCATATTATATATATATGATGCATAAACGTATATATAAAAAATCATTAAAAAAACGAATAAAAGGGAAAAAAAGGGCTACGCAAAATCGTCGTAGAAAAATAAGGGGAGGTGTATCGTTTAATACAGAAGCTGGTTCATTTAGACCAATTCCTTATAATAGTTATTCTGGAGGCGATCCGTCACACGACGGAATATCATCACGAACTCTTCCTTTTTCACAACTTGGCGGTAAATCCAAACGTAAACGTGGGAAAAAAGGGAAAAATATACGTAAATCTAGAAAAATGCGAGGAGGATCTTTAGTAGGCACTGATATGGTAACGGGGATCAATACGTCTTCATCAAATGATGTATTAGCGTTTGGTTCAACTGGCGGTAGTCAGTATATGTTGGACAAAATGTCAGGAACAGAAATTCCAGGAGGTAGTGCTTTAATACCCCAATCTCATATGGTTCCTCTTGTATAAAATTATATAGAGTTAAACCCCGGGTAATTTCAAATTGAACATTTGAATTTACACAAGAGTCAGATGACGGTAAGGAAATGGAACTCGGACAACAAAGATGTTCCGATTTAAATTTCCAATGGTATAATATATAACAATAATGACCCTCACCGGACTCCGCAACCTCTGTACCCCTTCGTATGTATATTTAGTAATTTCTTCCATCGCTTTACTTGTGATGATTTACCAGAATTTTGGTAACGTAGATACATATTGTTTAGGAAATTATTCGTGTACCGTATCAAGTACTGCAATGATTTTTATCATTAAAGCGATTTACATACTGTTCTGGACTTGGGTGTTAAACCTTATGTGTAAAGCGGATGCTACTAATGTTGCTTGGTTAGTACTTTTATTACCAGTTATTGTTATGTTTATTTTGATTGGTAGCATGTTTGTACGGAATGCGATATAATTTTAATATAATATTACCTTTTTAACATATTACATTTAAACCATCTTATCGTAAAATTGATTTAAATATATTAAAACACTATAGAAGTATAGTATATATTATGGAACCAACAGTAAAAAATTTCTCAGAAGACGGGGATGCTTTATATTTTACATTACAAAATGCAGAAGTATCATTCGCAAACGCTTTACGCAGAACAATATTATCGGATATTCCTGTCGTAGTTATTGAAACAGAACCTTATGAAAAAAATAAATGTAATATTCTTAAAAATACGGGCCGTTTACATAATGAGATTTTAAAACAAAGACTAAGTTGTATTCCCATCCATACAACCATTTTGCGTGATACAGAAGATGAAACTGCATTGCCCGATAATTATTCATTGTTTGTGGATGTGAAAAATGAGACCGATAATATTATGTATGTTACAACCGAAGATTTTCAGTTACGTGATAAAAAAACGAATACCATTCTTTCGAAAGACGAACAAGACAAATTATTTCCAGGGTTGTTTCCAAAAAATGTTCAAACTCAATCTTATATAGATTTTGCACGTTTAAGACCCGGTATTGGTAACGACATTCCAGGAGAACAATTGTCCCTTATTGCCGATTTTAGCGTAAATGTCGCAAAAGAGAATAGCATGTTTAATGTGGTATCAAAATGTGCTTACGGTAATACACCAGATAAAGAAACCGCAACAACTATTTGGGATAAATTGGAATCAAAAATGCGGAGCGAGGGTGATTCGGATGCCGATATTAAGTTCCAAAAAGAAAATTTTCGTATTTTGGACAGTCAGCGTCATTTTGTACCGAATAGTTTCGATTTTGTGATTCAATCTGTGGGTGTTTACGACAATAAGGATATTGTTCGCAAAGCCTGCGCTGTTTTACAAAACAAATTTATCGATATCGTTCAAATGATTGATTCTAATGTGATGTTGATATTAACCGGCGAAGCAACAATGGAGAATTGTTATGATATACATTTACACGACGAAGATTATACCGTCGGTAAAATTATTGAATATTTATTGTATTCGATGTTTTATGAAAAATTAGGTACACTGAGCTTTTGTGGGTTTAAAAAGTTTCATCCACACGATACAAAATCTATGGTAAGAGTCGCATTTAAAGAAAAACAGGACAAATCAGTTGTTGGCGTTTATCTTCGTGAAGTATGCGTAGATGCACAACAGGTTTTCAAAGATATTCACGGAATGTTTAAGTAAATTTGTTTAGTCGTAATTTTATAAAAAAGTATATTTTTTTATAAAATTTAATATATTATTTTAGAGAGTTAATATATAATGGGATTGTTTACCGATAATAGTAAATATTCTACACCAGGTGGAAAAGGAAAAAATAAGAAAAAAAAAAGAAAATTGAGAAAGTCCAAGAAATCAGAAGATCAAAAAGAAAAGGATAAGAAAACAAAAAGAAAAAGAAAAAGAAAATTGAGAAAGTCCAAGAAATCAGAAGATCAAGAAGAAAAAGATAAATATCTTTTTGATGCAATTAGTAGTTATGATTATGACGAAGTTGAAAATGCCTTAAATAACGGAGCTAATGTGAATGCTCGGAATAAAGATGATGATACACCACTTATACGCGCAATTCATTCTGGAGAATATGATGTCATTGAATTATTACTTGAAAATGGCGCTGATGTAACAAACGAAGAACAGTCACTGGCTGAAGACCTGGAAGAAGATGACCAAGACCAATCTGGTATTCCTTATTTGATAGAAGTCTACATAGAAATAAAAAAGAAAAAAGACGATTTTTTATTAAAACAATCTATTGTCGCACAGACTATTCCAAAAGTTTTGGAAAGACAAGAAGATAGGAAAAACCTAGCTATGGTTATGAGTGAAAAAGATGTAGGGAATGTAGGTGATGGAACAATGCCTTATGAACTACGACATGAAATAGGAAAATATCTAGGGGGCGGTAAATATTCTATGTTTGTAATTCACTTTAATAAAATATATTAAAGCGAACTCAATTTAATATTATATAATATGTTTTGGTTATGCTGTGGTTCAAAATTAAATAATATAGAATATGTGGATACGATACCATTTATTCCCACTTTTTCAAAATGTAAGGTTGTAAAGGTGTATGACGGCGATACAATCACCGTAGCTGCATATTTAAAGGGTGATCCAACGTGTTATCGATTTTCAGTTCGTCTAAGAGGTATTGATAGTCCAGAAATAAGGACAAAAAATGAAGATGAAAAAATAGCTGCGGTTCTTAGTCGTGATAAATTATCTGAAAAAATTTTACATCAAATCGTATATTTGAATGATATTGGTAATGAAAAATATGGTAGAGTGTTAGCAAACGTTATCTTTAAGGGGGAAAATATAAATGATTGGTTATTGAATAACAAATTAGCAGTGAAATATGACGGAGGTAAAAAGGTAGCATTTGAAGAAAATAAAAATAGCATTTAGTAGTATAATGGATAAAATAAAAGCAATCGTGACCGAAATTTATAATGATTTAAAAATCTTGGAAGGAGGGTTAGGTGTTGCTGATTATATACCTGAATTGGCGTGCGTTGATCCCAATTCATTAGGAATAAGCGTTTGTCATGTGAATGGAGATATATTTAATATTGGCGATTGTGATAAATTTTTTGGTCTTCAATCGTGCAGTAAACCATTATCATATTGTATTGCTTATGATGAATTAGGAAAAGAGGATTTACATTCAAGAGTCGGATACGAACCAAGTGGGCAAGCATTCAATGCATTTATTTTAAATAAAAACGGGTTACCTCATAATCCTATGATTAATGCAGGTGCTATTATGGTAGCTTCGCAAATTGGAAAAAATAAAGAACCTGCGAATCGATTTAATATTTTAAAATCATTTTATTCTAGATTAGCCGGAAATAAGAAAGTAGGATTTGATAATTCGGTTTTTTTATCAGAACAACATCATGCTGATAGAAATATATCATTGGCGTATTATATGAGAGAAAATGGAGCATTTAAAGACGAGAATACGTCTCCTCACGATATAAGTGAAGGTTTAAATTTATATTTTCAACAATGTTCAACGACTATAACATGTGAAATGGGCTCAATTATAAGTGGAACATTGGCGAATGGGGGTACTTGTCCAACTACAAACGAACGTGTCACTAGCACAGATTCAGTAAAAGATTGTTTAACATTAATGTATGGTTGTGGTATGTATGATTATAGTGGTCAATTTTCATTTGAAATAGGATTACCCGCAAAATCTGGTGTGAGTGGATGTATATTATTGGTTGTGCCTAATATGATGGGAATTTGTATTTGGAGTCCATCATTAGACGAACAAGGTAACAGTTTTAGAGGTATTGAATTTTGTAAAAGATTAAATCATAAAATGAAATTACATATATTTCATAATATTATTGCGAATAAAATTGATTTGTCCGATTCTGCGACTATTACATTTTTACAACTATGTTGTGATGGGAAAATTAGTAGAATTAAAGAATTAATACATAGCATTGATGTGAATTTGGGTGATTATGATAAACGAACACCCTTGCATCTAGCTGCATCAGAAGGACATTTTGATGTTGTGCAATTATTAGTAGAGAATGGTGCTATTTTAAAAGAAGATCGCTGGGGGAATACACCTTTAAAAGAAATAGAAAATAAAGAAGCGGAAAAATATAATGAAATTCGTAGTTATTTACAAAAATTAACAAAATCGTCATCCGACGATTTACTTTGAGTTTTATTATATGAAAAGCCTATCTAGCTCAGGTATACTTCCTTCATCAAATTTACCTATACAATTCACCTCTTTTATCGTGATTTGTTTTTCTTCTTTCAATGTATATTCTGTTTGTAAATCGGCAATTCGCAATGTATAAGATAGATACACTGTATGTTCATTAATTTTATTAATGATTATATTTAAAAAATTTGCTTTATAACACGTTACATAATATCCCAGGTCTATCGTACCGTTTATTACTAACATAGCACTCATTGTTTGAATTAAACGGAATTTAGTATCCTTATATTGAATATTTTTGATACTTTTGCTCATTTTTAAACAATCGTCCGAGTACTTTTTTAATTGATCATTCGAAAAAGGGACACGCAAATCGGGATTCGAATTTTTTAAATGGATGTATTTTAATAAATAGTGACATACACAATCTGATAAACGTCGAATAGGTGATGTAAAATGAGTGTATTCGGCCGCACCTACCAAATCATGGGGGTTTACTGTCGACATATATTCGGCTTGGATTCCATTTACGATAATTTCATTCAATAACTCTTGACCCGTTATTTCGGGATTTACCGTATTCAACCAATCATTCGCATCACAAATACGATACAATCCGGCTCCTTCGAAATTAATTTTTAAATATTCTCCTATAAACGTGTTTGCGAATATAGCATATTCTGCTATCATCTGTTTCATTGCTATTTCGGTTTTTGTATCTGAATATAAATACGTCGATTCGCTATCATATCTCGGAAAAGATATAGATACTTCATTTAATACAGTCCCTCTAGTTTTTTCACTTCGAATATCATATAATGCTTTGCTTATCAGCAACCCATTTTTCAGAGTTTCAATTATATCCGCGTCCTCTCCTGCCTTTTTGTAACTTAGCGCGTTTTGCGTTTCAACACGTATTTTTGTAAATAACAGTTTTATTCCACCCACCGGTTTGTATGTATTTTTATCAATTTCGGTCAATATTGTTATCGCTAATTTTATTTCTCCGTATTGATTCACCATTAAACTAGATTTTTCCATTATTTCGTTGGGTATCATATGAACCGGCGGTTTATTCGAAGGATATCGGGTAACTACTCGTTTTTCAATATCCGCCCACAAACTCGATTGGATATTTATATATTCGGTTGGGTCTGCTATATGAATTGCTAAAAATAATTTTTCATTTTCTTCGTATATACTAAACGCATCATCGGCATCTTCGCAGCCAGCTGGGTCAATACTGTATGTCTTGTGCATAGACATATCTATGCGTTCGTTTACACTATATGAGTGAGGTATTACATTTGATTGCAATAATAGAGCGTCTTCATCAAAATCCCTCTTAGCACCATACAATGGGTCTATAAATTTGTCGTATTTCTTGTTATAATGGCTCATTTTATATGTGATTGCTATAATATATACGATAAATATATTTATATTGTTATCATCAAAATATTTATATTATATAGAAAAAAAACAGGTGGCCACCAGGATTGCTTCCCGCTTTCGACACGGATTTCGCCAACCCTCTACTTAAAGAGGTTATCAACTTGGAAATATGAATTGGGGATTGTTCAATTCATATTTCCCGATTATTCAATTGTAGTGCAATTCTAAACTAAAACCGATGCATCACATCCAACCAAATTCCATCCAAGCAACAAAACCACAATACGCTTTTAATTCGGCTAATATTGTGACCAGTTACAGATAATATCGCGTCAAACTCATTTTTATGGTGGGGGCCTATTCCACCAATCCAACAAATTACCGCATAATCCCGGTTAAGGGCTTATGCGTTTAACTGATACAACAGACTTCTATTTGACCTTCATATTACACAGAGGGAACGGGACAGGGTTGTCCAGGATTTTTCACAATAGGAATGTATAATTGGGTCGGTATTCAACTAAACATTGCATCCAACCCTTTTTTCCATCAACTTCAAAGGCTGAAACTATACATTTACAATTGTAAATCATTCCATTTATACACTTTCGAGGGAAGTGCTTTTCACGCTATCTGTGTCTAACTTTACATTATTATTATTAAACCATTAGATAAGCCAAATTAGGAGCTTATCTGCCTTACTTTATTTATAAAAAGGCCTTTCAATTTTATGCACAAATAATCGAAATTATATATAAGTCTGTATAAAAGCGAAAGGCTTTTGAATCTAGACAGTAATAACCATAATCAACCAAGCCAGAAAACTATCCAATATGAAAGTAGCTGGATGTGCGTTTTGCAACAATTCGTCGCACAACACGGGAAACTGCAACAGCAACACGAACGGTCGTAGAACAATACAGTCTTATTATGTTTGTATTTTTATTTATGATAATATATTGTAGTGTGAATGTTATCAACGCTACTGATTGTTAATATTATAATATCCGTTTTGCATTCCATAAAACACGTACCCCAATGTATGTATATGATAGAACATAAAAATGCAGATGGATTATCAATGCGGTATATCCAAGGTGAAATATTATTAAATGTGTTATCATCAATGGTAACGTTCCATTTATTTTGCGTGTTACATCATGCAATTTATTTAATACCAGTATTATTAGAAAAAACGACTGCATTAACGATGATAGTAACAATGTTTTATTTACACCTTCGGACATTTAAAATGGGACAAAATATAATAAAAAGATATAAATATTTTTTATTATATATAGTATCGTAATGGATTATGAGGAAAGAATAAAGGCATTGGAAGAAGAAAATGATAAACTAAAACAGGAATTACAAGAAACCAAAGAGCATCTTAAAAAATATACAGCACCAGCAAGTAGTAAGGTATATTATGAAAAGCATAAAGAAGCACAAAAACAAAGAGTTAAAGAATATCAACAACGAACTAATTACAAAAGTGATTACAAACCTACCCCTGAACAAAAGAAAGAATATAATAGACGAGAATATTTGAAAAGAAAGGAAAAATTAAAAAAGGAATTGGAAGAAAAACAGAATGACGAGAATATTTAGGAATATTATTAATAAATAAAATTACTTAAAAAATAAAATATTTAGTAAGTATAGAGAATGGTGAAAAAGAAAAAGAAGGAAACTTTCCAAGAGTTCCGTTCCATAGAGAAATCTGCTTACACTACCATCAAAACCACACTCAAATCTGTATTACATAACCACAAAGAAGTTCAACCCGTCATCACCAATTTGGTTTTTGAAATGAATGATTTGATGATACACTCTTACCAATTTATCAGGTTGTATGTATTGAAATGCTACAACGACAACCAACCTTTACCTGAGATAAATGAGAAGTTCATTTTGTATTGTATCAAAACATTAGGTATTCGTGATAAGCGTGGAATACAAAGTAAGGATACTGACCTATTAGAAACATTACAAGAGTTCTATGATAAGGAATACCAACTTTTACTTAACCACGAAAAAACATCTTTGAGAAACAAACCACACCTACTTCCTTATTTAGCAACACAACTACATACTTCCTTATCTAATAACACACAAGAACACTTTATTCAACATTTCCTTCGATTTATCAATAAAACCACAAAGGATATTACAGAAAATAAAGCAATTCTATTCAAGTTCAAGAAACAATTATTAGAATGTAATGAAGAAACCGATACGATATTTGATGACTGGAAACGCACCCATTTACAGAATATTCTTCCTGAAAATATAAAGAAGTCAGTTCATTATGATATGAAAGTAAAACCATTTGATTATTTGAAGGGTATGTTGTATATGAATGCGTTGTTAGAAAAGGCAGAACACAAATTATTCCAACCTTTACCACTTCGTAGTAACATTATTCCCAAACATATCATTTTGGATACTGCCTGTATTATCAGTTTATTCTGTCCTGAAAACGCAAAGAAGGGAGAACTTTTGAAAAGCGTGAAGGACAATCAATATGATATATGGAATAATCTTTTGAACTTACAACATAAAACATTCAAAAGCAAATATTACCAATTTCATTATCAAATACAAACTGATGGAATTAGTTGTTCTTTGTTGTTTATTCGTCAGGATTTGAAAGATAAGAAGTGGGGTTCAAAAGTTCCTACTTTACAAGAACAAGAGTTTCATAACATAGAAGATTTATCCATAGAACAATTGGATACATTGAAAAATAGGAATATTGTTGGTTGCGACCCTGGTAAGCATTCATTAGTGTATATGATGGATAGTCAAGGAAACAAACTCCAATTTACAGCATCGCAAAGGAAAATAGAAAGTTATGGAAAGCGTAATGAAAGGATATTATTACAAGAGAAAAAGCGGAATAATATCATAGAAAAAGAAACTCATTTATCCAATAAAAATAGCAAATCGGTAGATTATGAAAAGTTTAGAGTGTTTCTGGTAGAAAAGGATAAACTAAATAAGGAAACAACCGAGTTTTACAAGCGTGATGTTTGGAGGAAAATGAAGTTTAGGCAATATAGTTATGGTAAGAAAAGCATAGATACATTCCTAAATAAAATCAAAGAAACATTTGGAGATAATGTCCTAATTGGTTATGGTAATTGGAGTAGAGATACACAAATGAAACATATAATGCCTACGATGAATAAAGGATTAAGGAAACTTATCCATAAGAAATATGATACTATTACCATCAACGAATATTACACATCTCAAAAATGTTGTGAATGTTATAATGATTTGAAACATTGTAAGGAAAAAAAAGGAAAGGAAATATACAGATTATTCCAATGTTCTAACTGCGTGAGTTCTAAAAACAAAAATATCGTATTTAGAACAAGGGATAAGAACTCTGCTATTTCCATAATGAAACTAACAAAGGAATGGATAAATACCCAAACCAGACCAAGTGAGTTTCAACGACAAGCGTCTTTCACCTGTGGAACATTATTAGCAGGGTTAAGTAAGACGATCGGCAATGAAAAGGTTGCCTATTGATTTACATTTTTGATTTTTATTTTGGGATTTTGTCCCATTTTAAATGTCCGAAGGTGTAAAGAAAAAATATTCTCATAATGACGATGATGATTGGCGAAGTGTAGATAGTGATTTTAACAATGAGGATGATTGGCGAAGTGTAGATAGTGAATATGAATAATTAAATCTCATTTTATTATATAATGAAACCACGGGATCAGAAATTATATAATAAGACGAAAAATAAATTGAATAATAAAAAAAAGCGAAATACTAAAAATACCAGAAAAAAACGTTCTTATAGAAAAAAAAAGGCAAAAGGAGGTGGACTTGTTCCGGGTATTCATTATAAGTTGTATTCCGATATTGTACATTTTACTAATAAACCTTTAGCAGTTGGATTAAGGCCAGTGTATAGCGTTTTGGTTAAAGAAAAACTTGGTAAAGGTGGTTTCGCATCAGCGTATAGTGTAACAGTTAATGATAATTCCGTAAAACGATTTAATCATGGTTTTTTCGGGGACGTTTCAAATTTCTTCGCACGAAAAAGTGGTATCCCTTCTGAAAACAAAACAATGGAGTCAGTTAACCAAGATTTTTCTGATAAATTAAACCCCGCCATAAACGCCAGGTTTGACGATAAAACTTTCGCACTGCGTGTTTTTGGGAAAACGACTATTGACAATACAGCCAATAGTAATGAGCGTGTATCAATGAGAGATATTCATCATTATTTAGTAGGAAATTGTAAGGAGCATGTTTGTGAGTTGCTTGATTTTGGGGTTATTCTAAACAGTGATGGTACAAAACAAGGCAAGTCATCAAATGATACGTGTGATGTAGACGGATGTTTTTATACATTAATAGAAAAAGGAAATAACGCCGAAAAGTATCTTTATGAGACAATGATAAAAAAAGAATCTGTAATAGAAATATTAATTGAATTGTGTGAATATTGCATACAAATGATTGAAAATACAAAATGTTTACACGATAATAATATATATCATTTTGATTTAAAACCGGATAATTCCATTATTATGGGGGAATTGGAAAACGGAAAAGAAAAAATAGGAAAGGTAAAATTAATAGATTTTGGGCTTTCTGAGAAAATCGATATGCGTTCTTATGGTACAAGCCGATGGAGAAAAGGCACATTACCATTTTTACGGTATATTCACACAAACGGCATCTGGACACCTATATGTGAAAATTCAATTTTTGATGATTTATATACAACATTTGTTTCATTTAGTAAAATATTTGAAACGGTGTTGCTGAAAAAAGACCGCATTGCAAAAATTACGTCACTGGAGGATATAAACAAAAATTATAGTTCGCTTGGCGTGGTAAACATTTTACATACTGTGAATTTGAACAACCTGAATTTAACGGAGAATGATATAACAGGGATACAAAAAATACTTCAAGATATTTACATACCAAGGATTTCAATCGCAGTCGAAGAAGATAAGAAAGATAAGGAGACTGATATTGGTATAGTTATAGGAGAATTCTCACATTCTATGGAAGAAAATAAGTTTTTACAAGAATTACATCAGCAAGCACTAGATTTTTCAATGAAGGACCAAGTATACGAGTCGATTATTGAGAAATTTGAAACATTGAAAACAATACTTCTAGGCAAATTAACTGCATAATAATAAAAAATAATTTGTTATAATATAAATTATTATTTCTTTTTAGAAAATAAAACCTCATTTATCAATTGTATCGAATTTTTAATATAATCAAATCTCATTTTATTATATAATGAAACCACGGGATCAGAAATTATATAATAAAACGAAAAAAATGTTATATAAAAAACAGCCAAACCATAGTGCTTATAGAAGTGGATTACTTGTTCAAAAGTACAAGCAAAATTTTACCAAAAAACACGGCACACGAAAACAACCATATATAGGGAAAAAAAATAAGAAAATTGGACTAAAACGATGGTTTGATGAAGAATGGGTGAATCAGCGGGGCGAAATTGGATATAAACACAAAAATGACGTATATAGACCGTCGAAACGAATTACCAAGAAAACGCCCATCACATTTAATGAACTTTCAAAAAAACAGATTAAAAAAGCTAGAACCAAAAAATACCGCAAGGGACGCGTGAATCGATTTAAGTAGGATTGGTTGAAACTATTTTACAAATCTGGATAACAAAATATTTTTTGTGAAAAGTTCTATTTTATTTTCTCATTTTTTAATCTGATTTTTTGAGGAGGTCGTAATACTACGTTATTCGATTCATCGTCATTCTCGTTTTTAATATAATCTCTTTCCATTATTTCGGCCGATTTTATCGGAGCAACCGCATCGGGTTCTGTATAGTTATCGTCACTATCTGTATCGGGATAAATTGGACACATAGTTTTTCTAATAATATTTCCCATTTATTTATATTAGTATTTAGTCTATAATATATTTTCATATAAAAGTATAAAATTGATTTTATATGTTAACTTATAAGTTAGTATATAAACCAAAACATGGAACGCAGATTGAATACAAAAGTTGAAACCTATATTAAAACATTTAAGGATGGGATTCGGGATAAAATAATTGAATTGAATATTACCCAAGATAATAATGTCGGAACATTACTTGAATTTATTTACGAATATGATCGTATGACTGTTAATAAGGAAGATTTTGTTAAACGAAAGCGTGTTAAAAATTCGATACCAGAAAATAATCGATGTATGGCGAAACGTGCGAATGGGGAACAATGTACCCGTCGTAGAAAAATGGAGTTTGAATTTTGCGGTACACATTCAAAGGGGACGCCCCATGGATTAAGTGCTACAAACAATGATATTAAAAATCACAAACAATCGTTAGTTGTGTTTGCGAAAGAAATTCAAGGAATAGTATATTATATCGATAATTATAAAAATGTATACAACACGGAAGATATTATGCAATCAAATGAAGATCCTAGAGTGGTCGCCCAGTATGTAAAAATAGATGACGATACTTACACAATTCCTAGTCTAGGGTTAGTATAATTATTTATCAATCTTTCGTATTATTATGTCTTTCGACGTTTCTTCTCTATTTTCTAATATGAAATTATTCAATTCGGTAGCTTTATTTGAATCGCCCTTGTAATATTTATCTAGTATATTTAGTAGTAATTTTTTTGATATAGGCTTTTTTGCTTTACGTTGAGTAAACTCGATTTTACCATTATTTATATTAACACTGTCTATTTCTTGCTGTTTCATTATACTGATTAAATTATTTGATATATCATCCTTCATTTTTTTTCGATTTGATATTTCTTGTTTTAATGTTCGCATTTCATTATCAATTTTAACCCATTTACGTATAGTTTCAATGGTATCTTCATTTAAATTCATAATTTAGGTAATATATATATATATATATAAATTGTTTATATTTATTTCTTTTTTTACTTATAAGAATATATATATAATATGATTTTTATTAATAGGCGCAAAAACAATAATAATAATAAATTTTCTCATACGACAAATTTAACTCCGATTAATTTAATGCCTATTATTGAAAGATCGTCGATCAATAGTAATTATATTGCACCCAAACCTGTTGAAGAAAAACGCGTTAAAGAAATGTTATGGGGAGAACCGACGTGGTTTTTATTTCATACTTTAGCAGAAAAAGTAAAGGACGAATATTTTGATGAAATAAGTAGTCAATTATTTAATTTTATAAAACAAATATGTAATAATTTACCCTGTCCCGAATGTGCACAACATGCTTCTCAATATATAAATGGTGTAAATTTCGACGCAATTCGAAATAAAAATCAATTAAAAATATTATTGTTCACATTTCATAATACAATTAATAATAGAAAAAATTATGATAAATTTGATTATACCGATATTGATAAGTATGGTTCTGCTATCACTATTAATATTATCAAAAATTTTTTTTATCATTTTGGGAAAAAACACTATAGTGTTCGTCTTGATGTAAGTGGTAATCACCGGTCTATTATATTACGAAATTTTCGTAAATGGTTGGAAGAACACCACTATTGTTTTGAGGAATAATACTTCTACGATTCTTCTATTTATTCTATTTTTATAAGTTCAAACTTTTAAAAATATTTTTACTCTTTACATTGGCTTTTATAATTTCTATATTTTTTAAATTACTTCGCTTTATTTATGGAGCGACATTTGTATAAACTCTTTGTTGGACGAGAGCATACATCTTTATTAGCTACACCGGTTAAATATGCGAATCCTCCTACACCTGTCGATTCTATTAACATTGCCCATAATAAACCAATAATAGCACTTATTATCAAAGATATAAGTAGGTATTTGGGGGTTGAACACATATTCGTTGTACTCCAAAAGATATCGCCTAAAATAAGTACGGGGAATAATATAAATGTTGCTATATTCTGGGTTTGTAAATTGTTAACACCAATAAAATAGGATAAATACGACAATGTATATCCAAACACCGTTTGACTTAATGGTAATTTTGAAATAGGATGACTAGAACCAATAGTTAACTGTGTGCAACGTATTTTAGAGTAATCGCCGCCCATTAACCCTTTTTCTTCGGGCATAAACGAAGCAATCAAATAAGTAATAAACGAAGTAACAATTAAACCAACCAAATAAATAATACCTTTTAGATCTTGATTAAGCAATGACTGCAATGTAAAATAACTAACAATTATGAAAGGGGCTAATCTAAAAAACATGTATAAAATATTAATTAAATTCAATTCCATTTTTACAAGTTCTTATATACTATTACTAAGAAATTGTAATTGACTAAATAATATTTATTTAAAAACTATATCCATCGCTTCTTCAATTGTATCAACTGGACAAAAAGTCATCTCATCCAAATTAATAACATCTTTATATTTATTCATAAAATCATCAAAATCTTCCTGATTCTCTTTTGGATATAATATTGTTTTAACACCCGCGCGCATACTACCGATAATCTTCGAATCTAACCCCCCAATCGCAGTTATTCTACCTCTCAAATTTGTTTCTCCAGTCATTGATATTGTATTGTTAATGGGTTTATCGTTTAATAAACTATACATTGTTAATGTGATCGCGCCACCGGCAGATGGTCCATCTTTTGGAGTTGCTCCTTCTGGACAATGAACATGCACACCATTTTTTGTTTCTTCGAAAAATTTGGTTAGTTCTTTTTTTCGTTCGTCTGACGTTAACGACCAAGCTAATGTTTTGGCCACAGTCATACTTTCTTTCATTACATCGCCCTGCATACCGGTTAATTTTAAGTCGAAAAATGTACCAGATGGATAAAAACGTGTTTCAATTGGAATAATTCCACCTTTTCCTAGAGCATTTGCCCACATGCCGTTGATTGTACCAACCAAAGGAGAAGAATGTATTTTAAGGTCACTGACTTTACGTTGCTTCTTGAGATAAACTTTTCCAAAATCTTCAATTTTAATTTCTATTGGTAACTCGATTTCACCAATACCTTCCTTTGAATAATTTAATAATTTTAAATTAATTTCGCCAAATAAATCAAATAATACTTCTTTAAGTTTTCTCACACCAGGTTCCATCGTAAATGTTTCAATAATATGACGAATTACTTCGTCTGTTAATTTAACTGTATTTTCAAAACCCATCTTCTCGTTTAATTCGGGCATAATAAATTTATTAACAACTACAATCTTGTCTGACCAAGATAAATTGTCGAAACGAATTCTATGAATTCTATCCAATAAAACTCGATCTATCTGATCTGGATCATTATAGGAGAATATGAATAATGCTTTTGAAAGATCAAATGGTATACCACTGAAAAATCGGTCTTGAAATTCGTCATTTTGTGTCGCATCGATTAAATGAGTTAATATGCCTATGATTTCTCTACCCTGTTCAGTTTTACTTACCTTGTCTAATTCATCAATGTATATAATTGGATTCATGCATTTACTATCCATTAATATATCTACCACTTTCCCCCAAGTTGAATTTACATATGTATAATTATGTCCTTCGAGAGTTGAACCATTTGAAGAACCTCCTAATGATATGAATGAAAATGGCCTCGATACACCATTCTCGTCTTCTAAACAACGAGCTAACCCCCTTTTTGCTAGAGATGTTTTTCCTACACCCGGTGATCCCTCGAAACCAAAACAGTAGCCTTTTTGTTCCCCATTAATCCATTGTCCCATTATTTTTAGGATTTGTTCTTTGGGTTTTGCATGTCCATAAATAGAATCGTCCAAGTATTCATTGATTTGAATCATTGAATTTTCAACGTTTTCTATTTCGTCGTGCATTTTGATGATCTTATTATTGATATTACTATTAATATCATTTGGACATATAATTTTCAATATTTCATACACTTCCTTGGATAATTCCGAATCGGTTCTTGCTTTATTTAAATATGTTGTTAATGATGCAATAATACCGGACTTTGTTTTATGTTCATCTGTTAATGCGTCGATAAATACAGATAATGATTGTACTAACTCTTTTTTATTCGTTTTTGATAATTTATTTTTACAATTGTCTATGGATGTTAATAATAATGCCGTATTTGTTTCATTAATTGATTTTTTTATTTCGTGCAATGTATATTTTTCTTTGTTGTCGATTTTTATTTCTACATTATTGCGTAAATTGGTAAATAATTCATTCAACTCGTCCATTTTACATAAAATCGGCTCCTTCTTTATTATTCCAAACGGTACTCTCACCAATCCTTCTAGATACTGTTTTGATTTGTTACCCTGATCATCGGATTTCTGTTTTATTTCTTTTAGTTTAAGCTTGGCACGATTTTTAATTTTATCGTCTGCTTTCATTAATAATACTTGTTGTTCTAATGAAACCTTGGACTCGTCACATTGTGATAAAGATTCTTGTGTATATTCGATCGTGTTAATCATTGTTTCTTTGAAATATTGCTTTAATTTCCACGGTAAAGATTCATATAATACCAATTGTTCCGTGTTATCAGTACCGTCTATATTATCAGCAGATCCAATTAAATCATATAACATGTATGCTATGTACTGAACCTCATTGTCTGAATTGTAAGTGAATAGATTGATTAACATTTTTCGTCTCGAAATTAGGTCCAATTCGAAGAATTTTTTTATGATAGTATCCACTCTGTTTGTCTTTACATAATTCACATCTTTAATCATAGTATCAAACCTTTTTTGAAAATCACAAGTACTGTATATTAATATATCCTTCAGTGATATTGTATCAATCCATCTTTCAATCAATTCGGCATTATTATCCGAACTAGAAATGCTTTCCTTTATCTCTGCGAGTCTTATATTAACAAAATTATTGTCTAATAAATATTGTAAAGGTATATCCTTGGTCAATCCTGATACACATAAAATCTTTTTATCATTTGTATTTCTTATCAATATTCTCATACCAAATACAGACTGATGTATCGACGAATACATACTTGTTGGTTCAAAACATTCTAAATGTGGATATTTATCTATTTGTAACGTATAATCTGTAATTTTATTGATATTATCATTGTCGTTATTACAATCGGTCCAAGGCAAATTTTTATAACCTATCGGTAAAACATATTTTTCAATTAACTCTAATTTATCACTTAAATATTTGTTATCTTTATCGTATGTATCATAGTTATTGTATTTTGTACCAAAAACAACATAGTATACGTCGTTAATATTGTAAGTTCCATATGTTGAAAAAACTATAGATAATTTATCAAAAATAGATTGTATTGTTGCTAATGTATTATCCATTTCATTATCATTAATCGGAATTTTATCCTTCAATGTTTTTGCGGTGGTATATATAGTATGTAAATGATCGGAACATTGACCAATACTACTTTTACTAAATACATCAAATTGTTTGCAAAAGGATAACGATAAGTACGTCCTCTGTATGATATCAATAACTTGGTCCAATTTTTTTTCGATAAAATTATTAAACTCGACATTTTTTACGTTTTTTGGAACAATTTCGGATTTTGAGGTTTTTTTTACCATCTACGATGAATAAGTATATTCTAGGCCTATATTATTTATTTGATAATAACTTGTAATCCAAAATACTTAAATATAATTTATTTAATTATATTATAATGGGTATACCTAGTTACTTTTCATATATTATTAAGAATTATTCTAATATTATATATAATCAAAAACAAATAGTAAATGAGAATATTTGTTTTTGTTATCTTTTTATGGATTGTAATTCTATCATATACGATGAAGTACGAAAATTAGAGATTAATATTGCTAAAAAGAATGATATTATTGTTAATTTTGAAAATACGTTAATAAATAACGTTATTTCTACCATTGGTGATTATATTCATAACATATCTCCGTCACAATTGGTATATATCGCATTTGATGGGGTTGCTCCTTTTGCTAAAATGACTCAACAGCGAACACGAAGACACAAGGGCTCTATTTTATCAAAAATTGACTCCGTTTTACAAAAGCCCACTTCTAATATCGATTGGAGTACTTCAAATATTACACCTGGTACACAATTTATGAATAATCTTTCTATTAAAGTTAAAAAGGCGTTCTCAAATCTTGAGTCTCATTTTAATGTGAAAAAAATTATTGTTTCTGGATCAGATGTATGCGGTGAGGGTGAACATAAAATGTTTCAATATATACGCGAGAATATTAACAAATCAACCGGTGATGCTTTAGTTTATGGACTCGATTCGGATTTAATTATGTTATCACTTTTTCATTGCGAAAAATTCAAGAATCTTTTTATATACCGCGAAACTCCTGAGTTTGGTAAAAAACTGGTATCGAATGAAAATGCCGACAGTGATTATTTGTTTTTAAATATACGGTCTTTGTCTAAAGCTATTCTAAATGAAATGAATTGCGATACTAATGATAATCACAGATTGTATGACTATATTTTTATGTGTTTCTTACTTGGTAACGATTTCTTACCACATTTTCCTTCATTGAATCTACGCACTAACGGCATTGATATTTTATTAGATACATATAAACAAACATTGGCTCATAATAACAGTCGTTCTTTCATTTCAAATAGTCTTGAAATACAATGGAGATGGGTCTATATGTTTATCAGTGAACTCGCTAAAAATGAGAAGGATCGTTTCACAAATGAATATTCAACTCGGGAAAAATTGAGTAAGCGAAAATGGAATATGAATAATACCGAAAATAAAGAATTTACCGTTCAAAATGTTCCTGTTATATATCGACAACAAGAATTATATATTGCTCCAAATGAATATTTTTGGGAACAACGGTACTATAATACACTTTTTTCGCATAGCAATGTAGACGTTAAACATATATGTGAGAATTATCTTGAAGGATTAGAATGGGTTTTTAAGTATTATACCTCAAATTGTCCAAATTGGAGATGGTCGTATAAATATCATTATCCGCCGCTATTAAAAGATCTCTGTAAATATATTCCAAAAAAACAAATGGCTTTTTTTGATAATATAAAATATAACCCTTTTTCACCCCTTGTTCAATTATCATATGTTTTACCAATGAAAAATCACAGTTTATTACCATTAACGGTTAATGAATATTTGAAAGAACACGAATCTCAATATTATATCGATAATCCAAAATATGAATGGGCATTTTGTCGATATTTCTGGGAATCTCATCCAGTGCTTCCGGAAATACCTATTTCAACCATGGAAAAATGGAATACATTATGGAATTAATACTAGGATCACGTACAAATAAGGTATAAATATAAAATTGAATCGCCATATATTTGTTTTAATCTGTGAAAAATAATTAGATATTACATATTATGCAAATCGATTGCATTGATACAACATCACAAATAATGGAGAATAGTATACAAAAACAAAGGCCTGGTTATATTAAAACATTACATTCTAGATATTATCGCTTACCTAAAGTTCTGTGGGACCTTATTTGGACTTACGATGATCGATATCGTATCGAATTTAAAAATTCCACGCTCGAATTAAATACGTATTTTAATCGTAATCGTGTTATATGTAGACTAACTCACGACATTTATATATATAGTATATATTCATCACGAAATATGACGTACGTTGCGAATTTATATAATAACGTATATAGTTATTCGTCATATATTTTGAAAAAAATAAAAATTTTCGGGGATCCAATAGTTGACGATAATTTAAATGGTATATCACTCCGTCCAAGTAATATTCGTTTACTTCATTCATTATCATAATTAAAATAAATTGTTGCGATATGTACCTATTTTATAGAATATTTTTATTCTATAAAATTGATAGGCTTTTTTCAAATAAACCGAATGTAATCAGAAATCGATATGAGTAACATTATTGAATCTATATCCACGGGCGTTTCTTCGGTGTGTAGTAAATTGAAACGGAATGTACCGGTGGTAGTGGGAGTATATTTTGCAGTTGTTATTGCACATTTTGCGTGTTCTAATTTATACCCAACATTGTGTTGCGATATGAGCGTCTGGGGGTTTGTTATGAGCCCATTTATGGCGGTAACTCCTCATTGTGAAGCATTACGTTGGGTGATTCATTACACAGGTGGTCAAATCCGAAATGTATGGATGTGGCTTGGTGGGTATTTGGTGTTGTATTTCGGTAATAATATTACACCGTTCATTCTCAATTTTAGAAATAATAGTACACCTACTACTATAATGAACGAACACGTAGTAGATGGCAGGGCGAATGAACATGTAGTAGAGGGTACGGCAGACGAACCCGTAGTAGAGGGAAATGGAAATGAGGGGTTATATAAGAGAAAAACACGTAGTCGGGAATAATGTTATATATAATCAAATAATTTCGAATATTATATTAAATGGTGCAATTGATACAACATAAAAATTCCTATAGAATCGTTTTAACAAATAAAAAAAAGGTAAGTGTACAAGATGTTTATAATCGTGTATTTTTCTCTACGTTCGGTTTAGAAGGTATACGTATATATGGCTTTGAAATTGATAATAAAATGTTAGAAATTGATGAAGAACACGGTAAATCAAAAAATATACAGGATGCCCAATTTACTGATGTTTTTGGTAAAGAACAACCATTCAATGGATATTCCGAGTTACCTTTACAGAAGTCAATTGATTCCGGCCAGGATAAGGACGATGATGGCGTTTTGGGATTTTTTCGTGAATATATATCAAATTATAGTAATAATTCCAAAAAAACAGATACAACGACACGGTTGAACGATAATCGCATTGAGATATCTATCCCATTGGATATTAATTTTCCTGTTTTATCTTTGAATAATGCGTTTTCCGATGAAAGTGATTCCATTTTTCATTTATCCGTAAAAAATATAACATATGATGCATTAGGGAAAATTATCAGGGATGTTTATCTACAAATTATTTATTTAGCAGAAAAAGGCTATTATTATAATGAAATACCCGTCGATTCGGTATTTTTAATACAAACTAAAAATATTATCTTTAGTATGGAAACGCTTGTGGAATTTGATGAAAATAATAAGGATCACTTACAAGAACGAAATAATGCTATTTTAAAATTTATACAAAATTTATTAGGCAGTAGTGATACCACATTAGGCGATATTTTGGAAAAAATTCAATATACTAATTTGTATTATTTTATAAAACGCATAAAGGACGAATCTGTTTTGATTTATCTCGGATAGAAGGGAGGGATCATAAGGGAACCGTATGGTTCCCTTAACAAAAGTTAAATAGAGTTTAAATGTGATCGAAGTTGACTAAAAGATGATTGTGTGGAATGTCGTTATCAATATCAATATCAATATCAATATCGTTATCATTATTATGAAAAGAGTTGTTAGAGAATAAAATATCATCGGAT